TCATACTGCTTTTTTACCAACAATGATCCACTCTTTACCGCGGTCATCATTGTATCTGTCAGTCATTTTCATTGTTTTGTGGCCCAATAGTTTCTGGGTGTCTATCCCTTGCTCACGATACAAGCGCTCGGAAAGAGATCTCTGTTCATGGAAAGTCGGAGCTGTTCCCTCTTCCCAGGTTAGACCGCTTTTATCCCGTGCTTTCTTGAACGTTGAAGTAAGTGTCTTGGCTGACACTTGGTCACCACGACTAGCCTGTGAGGTGCTATGGCGAAAATGAACAAGGTATTTACTCACCACAGCATCTCTACATTTTGAAATAACATCACTCAGAGTAATATTTAACGCTTCATTTCTGAGAGAAAGGGGAATGGCTAATCGGGTTCCTGTTTTCTCCTGCTCAATATGCAGCATATCATCCCATACATCCGAAAACTTCATATTGCAAATATCTCCGAGGCGTTGCCCTGTTACAATGGCAAGCAACATTCCACATTGTAAATAAGGTTGTTGTTGTTCGGCGGATGTATAAATAGCCTTCCATTCCTCCAGAGATAGCCTTTGTCTGCTTATCTTGTTTCGTGGCTGTTTCGTTGCTTGGGCTGGGTTGTATCCTGGCGGAACGTGACCAGCATGTTGAGCCTCCTTAAAAACATCTATTAGTACCATGCGTACAACTTGAGCCATCCTGTTATGACCCTCTGCCTTAACAGCATCTGTTATTTCGGAAATATCAAGTGCTGTTATATCTTTTAGATATTGCATTCCACAATGTTCCCGAAAAAGACGGATTGGTTTAGCTTTCTGTCGAAAAGAGTTAGGGCGCAGCTCGTTGTGTTTCAATCTTTCCTCCTGCACCAATTCATATTTGTCGAGCCATGAAGAAACTGTAATATCCGTGCGGTTTCCTTTCATGCGAGCTAGGCGCTCGTTAATACCAAGGATCTGCCTGGTGCGCTGCTCTGCAATAATAGTATTTGCTTCACTTGCCACCTGCTTTGCTTCAGCTTCGTCCGTGCCGAGGCTGTGAAAACGACCAGATATCGGGTGTTTGTATTGCCAGTAAACCTTTCCGGTACGTTTATCAAGTTTGCAATATAGGTTTGGAATAGTGATTTTATGGGTACGCGGTCTAGCTGCCATCGCTAATTATCCGTCTCAGTTTTGGGTTAACATTTATTGGAAGTTGCGGTTCAGCAACTACACCTATAAAACGAGCTTCTTTGTCAACCATCCAGCGCCGTCCGACTCTCATCGGTGGTGGCGCTATCATCTGACCTTTAGCGTATTTTTTTAATACTCGCTCGCTAGGGGCTTCACTGCCGAATTCATCTTTCGCCCATTCGAGTAAAGAGACCATACGTGACATTTCTTCTCCACATACCGGCTGCACCCGGTTATCGAACGTTATAAGCACATGACGAGCAACCACCACGAATCCCGTCATTACATCTTCTGCATAGCTGGTGGTCTCGATCATCCTTATCTGTTTCGTACATCTTCAGTTTGGCAATCACCGTTTTAGATTCTGGGAGAATCTGTTTGCGAAGGTTTGCAACTTCATCGGCTAATTCCATAAGACGGCAATGAAGGTCCTTTGCTTCATCCTTATACCAGGCTAAATCATCCCGCATACGCCTCCATCGCCGGCGCTTTAATTTACTTGGCATCAGTCATCATCCTCATCATCGTCGTCATCGCAGGATGCGAGCAATGGATTCATTCGCCGCCCTACCTGGCAGGCGTACCCGCGGCGACCGAGGTTGTGTAGCACGCTGTAGATTTCGAACATTTCGGTTCGCTCATCACCAATATCAAGCTCACAGGCCAGCGCGTGGCATTCAGTGGCGAGCACCGATATCTTCTCAATCAGTTCGACCTTGTTCACCTTTCACCTCCTGCGGGGCGGCTGCAAAATGCTCAACACCTTTAGCCCAGATATCTTTGATAGTTGTCCATGTGACAGGTACTGTGATTTCAATTCTCCCGCTGCCGTCGCAGGTTTCGCACTCATCATCACCAAAGCATTCCGGACAGTTTACGAACTTGGTTTCTGAAAACTCACCGGATAGCGCCCCCTTTGCACCGTTCTCAGCAGTTAACCTCATCGGTACCATCACGTAACCATCTGGAATTACCGGAGGGTTGCCAGCCTGGAGAATAGATTTCAGTGCCGCCCTCGGCATTGCCGACCAGGCAAGAAATACGCTAGGCCTGTCGATATCCTCGGTCGGGAGAGTGTTTTCGATTTCGTCCAGCGCATCGCTTAGCTTCTGAAATGAGTCGTCTGGAACAACATGGCAATCCCCCCCGTCAACATCTTGCTGACAACTATCATCAGCGAGTTCGAATGCGGCCCCGCAAACGTTTAGGAGCATTTCAATAACGCGACGGTGTTCTGCTGTTACGCAATTCTCCGGCACTACCGGCGCTGGCTGCTCTTTGATGTGCAACCGCGGTTCACCGTCTTTCGGCTCCGGCCATTCGCGTTGCTTGTTTACCGCCAGCTTATCGATCATCGCCTGAGTAATCTGCTCATCAGTGATACCGGCACGGCGCTGCGCATCCCACAGCAGGAATTGCATATCAGCCCACTCGATCAGATCATGTGGCTTAGCGATAGTTTCCAGCACTTCTCTTCGTAGGTGCTTCAGTGGGCCAACGGGGCCGACGTTGCCGAACGTAGCTTGTGACCACTCTGCGTGCTCTCGGCGTACCTGGTCACGGTCCGGAGCGGACAGAGGTGCAATGTATGGCTCTTCATCGAGATGAATTCGCGTGCCGCATTTTGGGCAGCACCCATCACAATCAGAAATGGCCGCAATCTCAACCTCATTTTGGCAAGACCAGCAGGCCACTTTTTTCACCACTGGCTCGCTGTCCATTGCGGCCAGCGCCATGCTGGCCAGCTCTTCCGCTTCTTCAGCTGGCAGCATTACGTTGCTTCCAGCTCCATAGGTTCCACGCCATGATTTAATTTTTTCTAGGCGCTCTCTCGCCAGTTTGGTGATATCAGTCATCGGAGTTATCCTCGCAGCAGTAGTGAGCGCCGTCCGGGTCAGTACTTTTGAAACCGCAGATATCACACGCAATTTCGTCAAGAGCTTCTTCATCGCATTCGTGACTTTCCGGATCGTCGGCTTTGAAATAACCGCCGCACAAGGCGCAGAGAACATCAGGAACATCGTCATAGTTCGCAGTCCCGGTAATCATTTGTCGGCCCCCTCCCGCAGCTGCTTGGCGATATCTGCCAAGATGTCATCAGCAAAAGAACGGTCGAAATCACCCTCTGGTGCATTTGCCATAAACTCGGTTGAGGCGAGAATCATGCGAGCGATATCTGCTGCGTTTTTGGCGGTGTCTTCGATGAAACCGGCATCCCAGGCAGCCAGCATTCGGTTAGCCACAAAGTGCGCACCTTCAACGCGGCCATCAGCCTTAATCCCGGCTACGATACGAGCGGTTGCGGGGGGTTCGTCTGCAAACGTGTCGCAAATCATATGCAGGTAGCCTTCATTCGTTGGTCTGATACGGTTCATCACCCCAGCGATGAAATACTCCCGGCATTCGCTGATTATTTTTTTTGCCTCCACATTCTCCGCCGCCAGCTGCTTAAACGCTTTCGCCAGCTTCAGGAACTTCTGCTCTCTGATCGACAGCTCGCCTGCGCTCTCAAGGGAGGCGATGAGCTCGTTTACTGTTGAGATGTTCATGCTGTCCACCATTCAATAAACATGCAGATCCCAACGGTTACTACGGCAATCAGTACCCAGCAGATCACATCCAGAATGGCGGCGAACCGACGGAGGGTGTATTTGCTGTAATTCTCAGGATCAATATTCATACCTCCTCCCCAAGCACCCAACGAAGTGCGTTCGCATATTCACCCTCGGCAGATTCCAGGGCTTTAGTAATTTCTTTGCGGGTTTTCAGGCGCGGCTTTGCCTCACCGAGGATCTGACGCTGACGCCGGGCTTTTTCATGACCGGTAGTCCCAGCGGTCGCAGATTCAATCTCTTTCACTTTTTCCCGCTGCTCTTCCGGGGGAAGTGTGCCAAGCTGGCGGGCTTGGGTAACGGTAACTGTGCCAGCCTCTACCGCTTCCCTGACGGCCTGAGTGGCATCGAGAAGGGAGAGCGTTGCACGAACGGTCTGAACGCTGCAGCCAAACAACACAGCAATGTCGTCCTCATCGAGCCCGCGGTCGAGCGCATCTGACATTTTTTTAGCCCGGCCAAGCGGCGTATCAGGTCGGCGAATTTCGTTTTCGCTTACCATGTATTTAGCCATCTGATTTGCTGATCCGCGCTTAACGACCCCAGGAACAAGCAGTGGGGCTTTGCCCTCTTTCAAAAGAAGCTTATTTGCCTCCAGGGTATGTTTTACGCGCTGACGGCCTACAACTACGCAGGTGAGCCCCGTTTCAGGGTCTTTCCAGACGATGATAGGTTCCAGTACACCCAGCTCTTTGATGTTCAGAACCATTCCTTCGTCGATAGGAAGGTGGACCCGTTCATCGTAAAGCGGGTGTGTTTTGTCGGTAACCAGGTGCAGGCTTTCAGGTTCGAACGTTAAAACGTTCGTTTTGCCGCTGGCGCCGTATACAACCTTTGAGTCTTTAGCCATCAGACAGCCTCCGCATTGCTGGTGGATGTCGTTGAGATACTCTTCAGATCGCGCATTGCTTCCAGGACGTGCATATTGCTGCGGGTTTTTGTGTGACGCTCAACAATTCGATCGCATTCTTTCGCCCAGGAAATAACTTCTTCCTTCATAGCGTCACGTTCTTTACATGCCTGCCGAAGGGTAATATTCGAAACATCGAGCATTGTTGCCAGCTCTTTGATAAGTTCTGAATTTGCAGGAGGCATTGTTTTAGCTGCCTCAAAGGCATTTTTAATTAACTGCTGTACTGTTTTTCCCATTTTGTATTTCTCCAACTGACGCGCTGCAACGCGCTTTAGGGTGCAGCAACCCAACCCATGAGAATGGGGTAATTGCTGCTGTTCTAATCAGGCTGCTGGTTTTTGTTCTTCGGGCTCTTTGTAGGCGAGCAGATCACAAAGCTGGTTAATTACTTTACAGAACTGGAACATGTCCGTACCTGCCTGGTGACGCCAGCGGTAGGCTTTGTCGTCATCATCAGAATAATCATTATCCTTGGTATCGATCCGCCGGAAATGGAACTTATCTGTAAGCAGAAAAGAGACGCCGCAGCCTCTTAATTCCATGTTATCGACGATAAAACCTGTGTTCAGGCTCTCCAGAATTTCACTGGTAACGGAAGTGTGTTCCGCAGAGTAGCGAATAACTTCTTTCTGTTCTGCCAGGCGGGATAGCTGGACATAATCACCGACCTCAAACCCGGCAAAGGCTGATTCTTCGCCGTCCAGATGGTTTTTAAGGCGCGTTGTCAGGCCGTTTTTGATATCACTGATGTTGATCGTGACTGTTTTGACTGAGCCGATCACTTTAACCAGCATCGCCCCGACTAAATTGGCAATATTTTTATTGGCGGAATTAATGATCAGCAGATTTTCTTCAGTGTTATACAAGACCAGGGTCAGAGACGACTTGATGAATGCCTGTTTGCAGAGCTGAACCTTAGCATCCTGGATAATGTTGTTACGGTCAGCGCGCTTTAGTTTCTGACCACACGCATTTTCGATGCGCTGGATACGCTCATTGGCTTCTTTCATTACGACGTGCTGGGGGATTATTTTCTCATCGCGGCGAACCACGATTGCATAACCGTCAGTAATTGGCGTAACCAGCTCGCCAGTAATCGGATTAGGGACGAAGGAAGCCCGCGCGAACTCCGTTTCTGTAAGTTCAGAGTAGGGCAATTCCTGCAGGTGCCCTTCAACCGCTTCAATGCTGGGCAAAGTAGCCCGATAGACAATAGCGTTACGTAACTTTGATAATTTCATTTCTGTTTCCTCTGCAAAGGATTAGTTAGTTATCTCCACACAACAAAAAGAGCACTACCGCGTTCTGCCGTTCCATCCTGGCTTTTGGTACCGCAACGGCTGCGAGATGGTTTTTGCATGCCAGCGCTCTTTTGGTTGTACCCTCGTCTCTTCCGAGGCGTCACACCTTTTCGCCACGCTGGTGGGGCGTACGTCGTGCCTGAAACACTTAGCTTGCACATTCTTCCGGAATTCCTGAGAGCGCATGGATAAAGGTAACTCTCTGGCGGCTAACGCTGCATGTGCCATACAGCGGTTGCGAATATTGCCGTTCACAACTGGAAGCGCACTCCTTCAGTTACAAACCGATCCCCACCGGAAAGAAGGGGAATGCGCTTCCATGTTGTGTTCTGTTCATCCTTGTCCGTAAGTTTCGTCATGTGCCGACGAGTAGAAGATAATCATAAATTGCGAGTAACGCAATAGATATGTGCGTAAAACGCAAATTTAGGGCGAAAAAAAAGGCCTCCATGAGGCCTAGTTTATGATGATGAATGCTATCCATGCCGTTTAAAGGACTGAGACTGGCTTATTAAAACCTTTCCATAGATATAGAATCTGTGTTCATTCTCTTTAGTTATATTCCATTCTCTATAACGAGGGTTATCAGAGATGACTAGCAGTTGGTCTGGTATCATCTGCAGGCGTTTAACATAAACTTTTCCATCAAAACCAAAGACGTAAATCCCATCCCCATCGAACTCATTGATAGTTACGTCCACAAAGATAAGGTCGCCAGGCTCAATCGTTGAGGCCATGCTATCACCGCGAACGTTGATGACCTTTACTCCAGATGGAGTCCTGCCACCAAACATTGCCAATGCCTGATCATTGCTGAACTCGATAGCATGAATGACATCTATGACGTCACTACCGTGTATATGTCCTGCCCCGGCGCTTGCGCTCACATCAAGTACCTCGACTCTGTATACATCCACATCCTTTACGGGAGATGCATATTTTTCACTGTTTATATGTACAGTAGTATCATTTTCGTCAGAGGTAAATAGGTCAGGTACACTTACGCTTAAAGCTTGAGCAAGTCGGTTAAGTGTCTGTTCTGAAAACTGCTTTTGTTTACCAGTTTCAAGCCTGGAAATATTGGCAGCATCAACGCCCACAGCTTCTGCAAGCTCTGCGATTTTAATGTTCTTCGCTAAGCGAAGTTGTCGTATGCGAGATCCTATTTTCATTCACTCATTACATGTTGTTTTTGCGTTTCGTGCAAAGCAACTTGCGCAATTCGCTAGCGTGGAATAACATGCGTAATACGCAAAAATAGGAGGCGTTATGCAATCACCATTAAGAAAATTGCGAAAATCGCATGGCATGACCTTATTGCACGTTGCAACCGGGGTACAGGTAGATCCTGCAACGTTGAGCCGCATTGAAAGATGCGAGCAAGTCCCATCTGTCGAACTGGCGGAGAGATTAGCCAAGTTCTTTAGAGGAGAAATAAGCGAATTACACATTTTGTACCCAAGTCGCTATCAAACAGATGACGTACCAAGTGCAAATAATCGTACTGCTTAAGCGGTTATTCGATAACTACAAAAGGTAAATCAAGATGGTAGAGCCAAACCTCAAAGAAGCCGTCAAAGCGATGTGCAAAGCATATCCAGGTGGGCGCGAAGCAATGGCTGGCGCACTGGGAATGACGGTGACGCAGTTTAACAACAACCTTTACGAGAAAAACGGCTGTCGTTTCTTCGAAGTCAGCGAGCTGGAAGCGATGGAAGACATTTCCAACACGTCGTTACTGGCTGATTACTTCGCTCGCCGCCGTGGTGCTCTGCTGGTGGATGTTCCGCACCTGGAAGAGCTGGATCGCGTGGACTTGTTCAGCCGGGCAATGCGTACCTCTGCCGCCAGATGACAGGTTGATCAGATTATCGAACAGGCACTTGAGGATGGGGTAATCGAAAGACATGAAGCTGAAGAAATCATGGTGCATCACCGCCGCCACCTGGCTGCGCGTGAAGAAGAGATCGCGGCAATTATCACGTTATTTGCACGCAAAAAGAAGTGACGCCAGCGAGTTGCAGCTCCTGGCGTCGTGGCGTGTCGTTATCAGTGGAGATTACTAACGCATGATCAGTTTATCAACACAATACCGCAGGTCGCAACTTGTAGCGCGGCCAGTTCCTGGTGGAGCAGGACCGGTGCAGTTCGTGTATGGGGTAAGAGTACCAGGCGGATTCGAACCAGTCTGCTACCAGTTTGCTCAGTGGGTGGTAGGGGACTTTAACGGCCAGGCGGAGAAAGTATGCGAGAGCTCAACCGATGGTTCAGAGATCACTACGGCGTCCCGGTCAGGGTCATACGCTGGGAGCCCCAGACACAGCGCGTTATATACCTGCGTAAAGGGTACGAGCATGAATGCTTTAGCCCCCTTGAGCAGTTCAGACGTAAATTCAGAGAAATAAAGGACGATCATGAGCACTAAATTAACAGGATACGTCTGGGACGCTTGCGCATCTTCGGGGATGAAACTATCCAGCGTGGCAATCATGGCGCGCCTGGCTGACTTCAGCAACGATGAGGGTGTTTGCTGGCCTTCTATCGCGACCATATCCCGTCAGATTGGCGCTGGTGAAAGTACTGTCAGAACGGCGATTACTGCGCTTGAGAAAGAGGGATGGCTCACCCGTACGCAACGCCGCAACGGCAACCGTAATGCATCGAACGTCTACCAGCTCAACGTTTCCAAACTACAGAAAGCGGCATTTTCTCACCTGTCAGTTTCTGACACATCAAAATCTGACGCGTCAAAATCTGATGCGTCAAAAATTGACCCCTCAAAATTTGAGGCGTCGGAATCCACCAAAAAAACCAGTTTTGACCCGTCAGAATCTGGGGGGGATCCGTCAGTAAAATCAACTACTGATCCATCAGATATAAATCCTTCTTGTCCGGACGCTTCGCAACCGGACGAACAGGGCTCTGCAGATGAATTTCTGTCACGACATCCTGACGCGGTGGTGTACAGCGCTGCAAAGCGGCAGTGGGGAAGCCAGGACGATTTAACCTGCGCCGAGTTCATTTGGGGGAAAATTATCAGCATGTACGAACTGGCCGCTGAAAGCGATGGTGAGGTAGTTCGGCCTAAAGAACCAAACTGGACCGCATGGGCGAATGAGGTGCGCCTGATGGTGATGCAGGACGGGCGAACCCATAAACAAATTTGCTCACTTTTCAAGCGCGCCAACAAAGATTCGTTCTGGTGTAAAAACGTACTCAGCCCGTCGAAGCTTCGGGAAAAATGGGATGAGCTGTCGTTAAAACTATCTGCTCCACTCAATAGTTCCCGCCAGGAGTCGTCCATTTCGCGAGCCAGCTTCGATGGGGTTGATTACTCATTGCCAGAAAACTCGGGGTTCCGCACATGAGCAAGCCATTTCTCAAATGGGCTGGTGGAAAGTATACCCAGCTGGCTGACCTGTTCGTGCATATCCCGGCAGGGAAACGCCTGATAGAGCCATTCGTTGGTGGTGGGGCGGTATTCCTGAACAGCGATAAGCACACAGATTATCTGCTGGCGGACGTTAACCCGGACCTGATTAATCTGTATCAGATGTTAGCGGTCGTGCCGGATGAAGTGGAATTGAAGGCCCGCTGGATGTTCGAGCACATGCGGTCACCAGATGGCTATGAGCTGATCCGTTCCGAGTTCAACGCACAGACGCTGGATGCTACTGAACGCGCAGCTGCATTCCTGTATCTCAACCGGCATTGCTTCAATGGCCTGATGCGCTACAACCAGGCGAACAAGTTCAATGTGGGTTGGGGAGGCTACAAGGCCCCGTATTACCCGATGGATGAGATGAAAGCCTTCGCGTGTATGGCGCATAACTGCGTATTCATGACCGCTGATTACCGCCGGACAATCAGCCTGGCCGGTAAAGGGGATGTGGTTTACTGCGATCCGCCTTACGAACCGATGCCGGGAACAACCGGATTCACCGCCTACGCCGCTGGTGGGTTTAACTGGGAGAACCAGGTAGACCTGGCGAAGCAATGTGTATCAGCCTTTCACCGTGGGGCTCGGGTAGTCATTTCTAACTCATCCGCCCCGAAGGTTCTCGACCTGTACCGGGAGCATGGTTTTAACCTGCAATTCATCAAAGCGCGCCGTTCGATCTCCTGCAAAAGCAGTACGCGGGAAGTCGCAAAAGACGTTGTAGCGATCCTTTAAGGGGGCTAAATGAAACTGACTTTACCATTTCCACCGAGCGTAAATAGTTACTGGCGCGCTCCGAGCAAGGGACCGCTGAAAGGCAGGCATCTGGTAAGCGAGACAGGGCGCAAGTTCCAGCAGGCAGCGAGAGCGGCGATTATTGAGCAACTGCGGGCCGTTCCCCGGCCATCCTCTGATCTGGCCGAGGTTCACATAGTGTTGTATCCGCCGGATCAGCGCCGTCGGGATATCGATAACTACAACAAAGCGCTGTTCGATGCCCTGACTCTAACAGGCGTCTGGGAAGACGACAGTCAGGTTAAGCGCATGCTGGTGGAGTGGGGGAACATCGTGAAGAAAGGGAAAGTAGAAATCACCATCCGACGTTTTCGTGCAGCTGCCTGACGTGGAGATGATATGAGAGCACTACTAACCCCTGAGATTGCCCCACGCATGGGCGTTGTTCTTCTTCGCCCAGGTGCTGATCTCATGCCGATGTTCAGGAGAGGGCGGGTACTGATTGAGCCTGCACCGGAAAAATACAGTGACTACGCAACCGGCGCTATCCCTCCCGCCACGCAGCCACTGGCAGAAGACCCGGTTTTGAAGCCAGTCTTCGAAAACAAAGACGTCATTCTGCGCGCGGGTGGTATCAGCTCGCTGGAGGCCGAGCTGGAGCGTCGTTTTGAATGCCAGTATCCCCACGGCTCATGGCACAGCGAAAATTTTACGTTGTTCCGGCATGAGCCTGGCAGCATCCGCCTTTGCTGGGCCTGCGATAACCTGCTGCGTGATCAGTACACAGAGACGCTGGCAGGCATTGCGCGTGAGAACCTGGTATCCTGGCTGATAACGGTCATCCGCTCACAGCTGGGGTTCAACGAAGACCATCAACTGACGATCCCCGAGTTGTGCTGGTGGCTGGTAACAAACAATCTGGCGCACGTCATTCCTGAATCGCTGGCCCGGAAAGCCCTGCGATTGCCGGAAATAAAGCATCAACCAGTGATGAAGGAGAGCGATATTGTGCCGGAGCCAGCGGCGAGCGAAGTGGTGCAGAAAAAAATTCTCGGTCTTCGCGTAGATCCTGAAACGCCGGAATCATTCATGCTGCGACCAAAGCGCCGCCGCTGGGTAAACGAGAGCTGGACTCGCTGGGTTAAGTCCCAGCAGTGTGTCTGCTGTAACAAACCAGCAGATGATCCCCATCACCTGATAGGCCACGGACAAGGTGGAATGGGAACAAAAGCGCATGACCTGTTTGTGATGCCGCTTTGCAGAGCGCATCACGACGAGTTGCACGCTGACACCGTGGCATTTGAGGAGAAGCACGGCTCACAGCTGGAGCTGCTGTTTCGATTTCTGGATCGTTCGCTGGCAATTGGCGTGCTGGCATAGTGGAGAACGCATAATGATTAACCCGTCCGAGGTTGGAAAAGCTGGTGAAATGGTCAGGCTGAAAACGCTGGAGGCCATCTGGATTCAGGGGAAGCTGCGCATGTGGGGCCGCTGGTCCTACATCGGCGGCGGTAGTGGTGGAAATATGTTCAACCAGTTACTGGCTTCCGGGAAAGTCACTAAAACAGCCATCAACGAAGCATTACGCAGGATGAAGAAGTCTGGCATCTCGAAGCCAGAGCTTGAGGCGTTTTTTCGTGAAATACTCGCGGGGAAAAACAAAAGCGGCCTGGCCTTCTGTACAGACGATGAAGGACTGCTGATTGATAAGGTAATGGGGGCAGTCCTTATTACGGGTGGTCACAAAGAGCTGTATCACCTGCTGGTGGAGCATTACCGGTTACGGAAGAGCAAACGCCGCATAGCGGAAGAGCTCTATGAAAAGCATCCCGACTGGTGCTTTATGACCTGTAGACGCAGAGTTGATACGTGGCTTAGTTTGGCAGAATCGATGCTGTACGCACCAATGTGTGACGCATTCGGCACAAATGGCGACAGATTTTACTTGCAAAGTGAGCCAGAAACTGCTTGAATTGTGATAGGCTCGGGACGTTAAAGCGAACTGAGCAACAGAACAAAAAACCCGTCTTAGTGCGGGTTTTTTATTTGTGATCACTTTATTTTTTGTATTGCTAAGTTATTGTATAAGCGAGAACTAAAAATCTAAGTGGTGACGATGTGCTTTCAAACAATGAACGCTGGGTTTCTTTTTTTGACTTTGCTTTGACGCCTACACACGCAGCTGCGCCAAGTATTTCTATTACGGATATACTTACAAGGCTTAATCTGCTGGTGAATTCCGGAAATGCCGTGAAGCTGTACAATAATGGCAATAGGGCGCTTAGGATTTCAGAAATGAAGTATGTTGCTGGAGCAGCCCAAGGTACCATGCTAATTCAACTCTGTGACAAGAATGGTTCTGATCCTGTTTTTGGTGAGTTGACAACAGGTAACCTAAGGGTGGAACCCAAGCTTGCAGGGGAAGGCATCGCAGTGTCTTGCCATATTGTGATTTCCACTGCTGTTGAGCCTCATTCAGCTGACCATTACAAAACACTTGTAGAATCCGTTCCGGGTATAAGTAAATCTGTTCTTGAACCATTTTTAAACGCAATGCTCAAAGAGGCGTTTACTGGTTGTGAGTTCAGAAACCCCGCAACGAAGGCCATGTGCCAACATAGGCCAAAGCTAGATATATATTCTCACGGCTCACAGACATTGATGGATGCCTTAAAAGGGGCGAAACTTCATAATGTCAAGCTTGTGAGCACAAGAAGGAAAGGTGGGTTGGATCAAACAGCGTACACTGAACTCTCAGAAAGGTCAGTCCGGTATAAAATCATTAAGCAACCGCCGTTAAAAGACAAAGAAAGATTATTAGAGATTTTGCGAAGGAAAGGTCAGCAATCAGGATACTCCAAAGTATCAATCAGTTACTCTAAAGACGGTAAACAAGCCAGCTTGGATCTGGACCGTAACGAGGACGCAGCAACTAAACTATTCACTAAAAGTGAGAAAATCATATTAGGCAATTTAATCAACCAATGTGAGAGCAGAGTGCATCTTCAGCTGGAAACAAAGATGATTGGGTTGCTTTAAAGGGAGTTTCAGATGAAACTTTTTTCGCCGCTAAGCTATCTCCTTATCAAGCATGAGGAAAAGAAATGGTATGATTTCAGGGTACCATGTGCGGTGTCATTTGTTGTAACGGTTGTATATCATTACCATGCTAACAAAATTGCTCTAATAGCAACCAATGGCCTTCTTCTTCAAGTTAATGGTTTGCTTCAGGTTCTGATAGGTTTTTACATAGCTGCGTTGGCAGCTGTGGCAACCTTTTCAAGCCCATCTATTGATGAAGTAATGGCTGGTGATCCCCCGACCTTAGTGGAAAAATTTCGCGGTCAAAAAATCACAGTGGAGTTAACCCGCAGGCGCTTTGTGTGTTACCTATTTGGATACCTTGCTCTTGTAAGCTTCATGCTTTTCTGTCTAGGAATGGTTTCAATATTGGTTGGTAAGCCGTTCCATTTATGGTTACTAACATTTTTGTCTGCAGAAGTAATCATATGGCTGAAAACTATCTTCGTAGGAGCGTATTTGTTCATATTAATGAATATCATAACTACGACTCTGCTTGGTCTCTACTTTCTTGCTGTGAGATTTCATCAGTCATAAGTTAAGTTGCCAATCATTATGAGGCTGCCTAAGGGCGGCCTTTTTCGTTTCAGGCTCACGGGAATCATCTTCGATACGGCTCGTTGTTAAATCAGCCCGATGGGCCTGTTTCTATTTCCCCTCATTTCTGAGAGGACTCACAGCAATAAGAGGGGGCTAAATGTCCGATCCTGTTTCTGGCACTACTGTGGCTGCCGGTGGCCTGATGGGGGCCAGTATGTTCGGCCTTGCAACTGGCATTGATTATGGCGTGGTATTTGGTGCATTCGCTGGGGCAGTGTTCTATGTCGCTACGGCAGTAAACATCAGCCGCCTAAAGCTGGTGGGCTACTTCATAACTTCATTCATCTTCGGTGTGATTGGTGCTCCTCTGCTGGGGTCTTACTTCTCAAAGTGGACGGGGTACAGTGATAGGCCGCTTGATGCACTCGGTGCTGTAATCGTTGCAGCCATCGCCATTAAATTGCTGACGTTCGTTAACAGTCAGGATCTGGGTAGCCTGTTTGGGATTATCTCTCGCTTACGTGGAGGAGGGACAAGCAATGGTAACAAGTGATCCGAGCGCAATCGTCAATGCGGTGATATGCGCTGTAATTGTTGGGGCGTTGATGTTCTACCGGCGCGACGGGGCAAGACACCGCCCCATGATATCGCTGATGGCTTACTTCACTGTGCTGGTTTATGCCAGCATCCCTTTCCGTTTCCTGTTTGGCTTGTACGAGTCATCCAACTGGCTGGTGGTACTGGCAAACATTCTTATCTGCGGCGCGGTTCTCTGGTTCAGGGGGAATATAGCGCGTCTGGTTGATGCACTGAGGCACTAATGAATCAATCACAATTTCAAAAGGCGGCTGGCATCAGCGCCGGGTTAGCTGCGCGCTGGTTTCCGCATATTACAGCCGCGATGAAAGAGTTTGGAATCACTGCTCCACTCGATCAGGCAATGTTCATTGCCCAGATGGGACATGAGTCCGGAGGCTTTACCCGGCTGGTGGAAAATCTGAACTATGCAGCAGATAGCCTTGTGCCTACGTTCGGTAAACACCGTATCACCGCCCAGCAGGCCGCCGCACTCGGCAGAACGGCAACGCAGCCAGCTAATCAGCGAGCAATCGCGAATCTGGTGTATGGGGGCGAGTGGGGAAAAAAGAATCTCGGTAATCAGGTTGCCGGTGATGGCTGGAAATATCGCGGTCGCGGTCTGAAACAAGTCACGGGCCTGAGCAACTATCGCAGCTGCGGACTGGCGCTGAAGCTTGAACTTGTCACCCAGCCTGAGCTGCTGGAGCGAGATGATTACGCAGCGCGTTCAGCTGCATGGTTTTATGTTTCCCACGGTTGCCTGCTTCATTCCGGCGACGTGGAGCGTGTAACGCTGCTTATTAACGGTGGTCGAAACGGTCTGGATAAACGCAGAGCGCTGTTTAACCTGGCTAAATCTGTACTGGTATGAGGTCACTATGGGAATTGAAATGATTATTGGTCTGGTAACTGCTTTGCTGGCGATTATCGCTGGCGCGTTTGGCATTGGTCATGCTCGCGGGACCAGTAAGGCAAAAGCCAAAGCCGATAAGCAGCGTACCGAAGAGAACGCCGCCGCTGCCGTCGCCGCAGCAGAACGCCGTGCTGAAGTCACGAAAGGGGTCAGTGATGTACAGGAAGACGTTAAGCGTATGGGCGATGACGATGTTGATCGCGAGCTGCGCGAAAGATTTACCCGCCCCGGTGGTGGTTGATACAGCGTGCAGCTGGGTGCGGATCATCTACCTGACTGACCACGATATCGACGTGCTGGATAAGCAGACCAAGCGCGACATTCTGGCGCACAACAAATCTGTGCTGGCCAATTGCCCGCAATCAACCGAAAAGGCTACGAAATGAGTGAAGCTAAACCGCAGGACGGCACCACCGTAAAGGGCTATCGCACACTAACGCCAGCTGACATCGAGATGATGAATGAGGTCAAAGCCGTAAGCCGCGAGTTCCTCAAAAAGCTGGATTTCCTCAAATTTGTGCATGAAAGCGAACCAGAGCCAGACCCTCAAACTCTGCGCAGCCTGGCTATCGCGCGCACCAAAATGCAAGAAGCCTGTATGTGGGCATGCCGCGCAGTTGCCCGGCCTGATGCTGACTGCTGAATTATTTACAAAGCATTTGCCAATGCCACTGATGTTTCATTAATGGCCCAAAACATTTTTGACCGCTATTTTAATCTCCTTAACGGTAATACCTTCAAGTGTAGCCACCTTGTATTGAGGCAACTCAGGGATAAGGTAATCCGTGACTACGTAGAATTCGGTGAACTTTTGCTTGGTGTAGTCATTCGTCTCAATGATGATGATAGATTCGCCTGAGGCCCTAGGGGCAAACTTATGAACTTCTCCATCAAACTTGCCTCCGACCAAAAAATAACTAACGTTTTCCATGGCTTATTCCTAATTGGTGAGATTCTCAGAACTTTGCATAATAGATGTTCTTGATGAAGATACCCTTTCTTCAAATATTTGATAAGTAGTATCCCGCCTTTAAGTTGGCAATCCATAGCACAAATCGCATGAATGCTCCCCACATCGTAAAGAGGTAAGACATGTCAGAGATCACCGCATCCGAGCAAATCCGCCTGGATATCATCAAGAAAGTTAACTACGACACCGCAGCGGCCAAGCTGGCCATTGACTGGGTTGGTGATAGCAATCTGAAGTCTGAGCTATTCGCTGACTCTTTCGATCGCGTCTTCACTGAAAGTGAGATTGTCTCGAAGACCCGCAAGGCCATCCAGGAAGCGACCGAAGCGCTGGCGCTGTTTGATACCGGCGCAGAGCAGGAGAGCTAAGGCATTACAACAGGCATTCACTGAGTGCCTGTGATAATGCAGGGCTCAATTGCGGTGTTGTTGTTTCCCCTGTTAATCTGTCCCAAATAAACCGATGGGGAATAGGGACGTGAAAAAGTTACTTTTTGCAGCATTAATTGGTGTTTCAGCTTTAACAATTACCGCATGTGCGCCAACAGTCCAGAAAGTAGATTACAACCAGAGATCAATGCTTTTATCTCTTGGAATGAACAAAAACGACGTCATGCAGATCATGGGGTCACCACGCAGGACGGATGTGAACCAGGAACGTGAGCGCTGGATATACTGGAATAAGGCTCTCTATGGCTACACAATCATTGATAACGAACAATTGGCTAACGATCGACTGGTTATAACTTTCGTTAATGGTAAGGTCACCAAATGGGGCCAGCAAACGCTGACTGATGACATAATGGAGTCATCACAAAAGAGCGCTCAGGCTTATGCTGAGGCACTCAAGAAATAGCCATTTCAGTCAAACGAGAACCTCGCTTCGGCGGGGTTTTTTTATATGCAAAAAGAGGTAATAACCGATGAGCTTTAAACATGAACTTGGTCAGGTGGTAACCGTCAGTATCAGTGAAGAAGAAGGGCATATCAAAGCTCGTGCTGAATATACGCATGGCCCCAATCAGTACCTTATTCATTATCGTGCAGCAGACGGGCGAGCTGTAGACGCATGGTTTGAAGAAGGGGAGCTGTCTCCATCTGCACAGTAGACGTACGCATTACAGAAGCCCCTTACATTGCGAGGGTCTTGATAATGCGAATGAGTATCACTTTTGATTTCAAATGGTGAAATTGGATGTTTTGACGTCTAAATGGCCATGAGTGGTGGATATGAATTATTAAAGTGCAAATGGTAAACATTATCATTTAATGGGTCCTCCCGGAGGGGTGGGCTACCACGGGGCGGCGGACTCGCGGAAAACGGCTAGTTTTCATTTTTCATAGTCATCATCATCATGTGCACAGGTTATTGATTTTCCAGATGTCGGATTTTCAATGATGTCGAATAGTATAAAAAGTGTTCACCATCATGGACCAGGAAATCGCTGCTTTAAAACTCAATATCAACCAGCTTGCCGGGATTACTGGCGTACACCGCCAGACCGTCGCTACCAGGCTAAAAAATGTCAGTCCCGCCCAGGGAAGCAACAGCAAACTTAAGTTGTATCTTGTCACCGATATTCTGACAGAATTAATGATCCCGACGGTTTCCTCATCGAATCTTGAAGAGATGACACCCCCTGATCGCCTCGCTCACTGGAAAGCAGAAAACGAGCGGTTGAAATTTGAAGTAGATACCAAGCAACTTATTCCCGCCGAAGACGTCGCACGTGAATTTTCAATGATGGCGAAAGCCGTCGTCATGGTACTTGAAACACTTCCGGACATTCTTGAGCGCGACTGTGCACTTACGCCGGTTGCGGTATCACGCGTGCAAAGCGTGATTGATGACCTGCGCGATCAGGTTGCCCAAAAAGTAATGGACGCTGAACCAGAGGAGGATGAGCCAGAGGAGGACTGATGACAAAACGGGCATCTGCCAAGGGGATACGCCGCGATGTCTCCGGTATTCTTCGTGCCCCACGTCGTATGCAGGTGGCCGATGCGGTCAGCTCATATATGCGTGTGCCGATGGGGGCGGGTAACTCCGTACCATGGGACCCCAATCTGGCCCCTTATATTATTGAGCCGATGAATTGTCTGGCATCCCGTGAATATGATGCGGTGGTGTTTGTCGGACCGGCCCGAACCGGGAAAACGATTGGCCTGATTGATGGCTGGATTGTCTACAACATCGTTTGTGATCCCGCTGACATGCTGGTTATTCAGGTCTCCGAAGAGAAAGCGCGTGAACATTCCAAGAAACGCCTCGATCGCACATTCCGGTGTAGTCCGGAAGTAAAATCGCGACTCAGTCCCCGTCGTAACGACAATAACGTTCACGACCGCACATTCCGGGCCGGTAACTATCTCAAACTGGGCTGGCCGTCAGTCAACATTATGTCGTCGTCAGACTATAAAAGCGTGGCGTTAACTGACTATGACCGCTTTCCTGAAGATATCGACGGGGAAGGTGATGCATTTTCCCTGGGTTCGAAACGTACCACTACGTTTATGTCCAGCGGCATGACTTTGGTTGAGAGTTCACCTGGCCGAGATATTCGTGACACGAAATGGCGACCAAACACTGCACATGAGGCACCGCCGACTACCGGCATATTATCGTTGTTTAATCGTGGTGACCGCCGCCGCCTTTACTGGCCTTGCCCGCATTGCGGAGAATATTTTCAGCCGGAGGTTGCAAATATGACGGGCTACCGGGATTCCCTTGATCCCGTTGTGGCAAGTGAGTCTGCATATCTCCAGTGCCCGGCCTGCAAAGGCAGGATCACCGCAGATATGAAACGTGAACTGAATATCCGCCATGTCTGGTTACGCGATGGAGAAAAAATAGACCGTGATGGCAACAGATTTGGGGAGCCGCGGCGATCACGCATCGCTTCATTCTGGATGGAGGGGCCTGCGGCTGCATATCAGACATGGTCGCAGATGATATACAAATTCCTGACTGCTGAGCAGGAATATGAGTCCACCCAGAGTGAAGAGACGCTGAAAACGGTAGTTAATACCGACTTTGGTCGGCCTTATCTACCCCGAGCCAGTCTCGAACAACGTAAGAGCGAGCTGCTCGAACGACGCGCTGAAGACGTGCCGAAGCGATCTGTACCAGATGGTGTGCTCTTTATGACTGCAACCGTTGATGTGCAGGGCGGTAAATCCCGTCGTTTCGTGGTTCAGGTGACTGGCTACGGTGAGCAGGGTGAGAGATGGCTGGTCGATCGCTACAACATCCGCCAGTCTCTGCGGGCAAACGAGCACGGTGAATGCTACTCCATCGATCCGGCAAGTTACCCGGAAGACTGGGATTTACTTTTGTCTGACGTGTTCGAAAAGTCATGGCCCTTAGCGAGTAACCCTTCAAAACGCATGCGGATCATGGCGATGGCTGTCGATTCCGGCGGTGAGGATGGTGTCACCGATAACGCCTACAAGTTCTGGCGTAAGTGCCGCCGGGATGGGCTTGGTAAAAAGATTTTCCTCTTCAAGGGCGACAGTGTCCGACGCTCAAAACTAATTACCCGAACATTTCCTGATAACACTGACAGATCAACTCGCCGGGCAAAAGCCGCTGGCGATGTGCCGCTTTACCTTCTTCAGACTGATGCGCTCAAAGATCAGGTGAATAACGCCCTGTGGCGAGAATCACCCGGCCCGAACTATGTGCATTTCCCTAAATGGCTCGGCAGCTGGTTTTACGATGAGCTGACCTATGAGGAACGTTCACCCGATGGAAAATGGAGCAAACCGGGCCGAGGTCCGAATGAAGCTTTCGATCTACTCGTTTATGCCGATGCGCTGGCCATATTGCACGGATACGAAAAGATCAAATGGCCGGATGCGCCTGAATGGGCGAGGCGGGCAACGTGGATTGAAGAAAGCACGCCGGAAACTGGCGAAGCGTCACCCACGTTATCAGCAAAAACGACCCATAGCAGAAAAAAACGGAAGGCAAATAAGACGGATGTCGAAAACAACCCGTGGACTACATCATCAGGAGGCTGGGTGTGAAACAAACCGATATTGAATCCATTATCCAGCGTTATACCGATGCGGAAATAGCTGTGCTGGATGGAAAGTCTATAACATTCAACGGGCAGCAGATGACGCTGGAGAACCTGTCTGAAATCCGCAAGGGGCGTCAGGAATGGGAGCGTCGTCTTGCTTCCCTGCTGGCTCAGCGTAACGGGCGACCCGGTTATAAGCTCGCGAGGTTTCCATGAGCCTGTTAGATGATGCGATTGGTGTCTTTTCCCCTGGTTGGAAAGCTGCGAGGTTACGTTCGAGAGCAATGATACAGGCATATGAAGCTGTTAAGCCTACTCGTACGCATAAGGCCCGCAGGGAAAATCGTTCCGCTAACCAGCTTAGTCAGATGGGAGCTGTTTCACTTCGAGAACAGGCTCGCTGGTTGGACAATAACCACGATCTGGTTATTGGTGTATTCGATAAGCTCGAGGAAAGGGTAGTTGGAGCTAAAGGAATTATTGTTGAGCCACACCCGGTACTAAAAAACGGAAATATCGCAAAAAAACTGGCAGAACAAATCAGAACGAAGTGGGCCGAATGGTCAGTCAGCCCTGAGGTTACGGGACAGTTTACCCGCCCGATGCTTGAGCGGTTGATGCTCAGGAGTTGGCTCAGGGACGGGGAAATTTTCGCTCAGATGGTGAGTGGCTCAGCGCAGGGACTTGATCCAGTGGCTGGTGTACCTTTCTGGCTTGAAGCGCTAGAGGCTGATTTTGTGCCGATGACCAACAATGAGTCACAGCAACTTTGTCAGGGGGTTTATGTCGATAATTGGGGACGCCCGAAAAAGTACCTGGTTTATAAAAGTCTGCCTGTTACCGGCCGTCAATTGGATACGAAAGATATTGATGCCGGGAATATGCTTCATCTCAAATTTACCCGTCGCCTTCATCAAACCAGAGGGACGTCTCTCCTTTCTGGTGTTCTCATGCGCCTCAGTGCGCTGAAAGAATACGAGGATGCGGAGTTAACTGCCGCACGCATAGCCGCCGCCCTGGGGATGTACATAAAAAAAGGGGACGGGCAAAGTTTTACGGATGAGAACAGCAAAGATAATCGTGATGTAATGATTGAACCAGGCATTATCTATGATGATCTCCTGCCCGGTGAAGACATCGGGATGATCAAATCTGACAGACCAAACCCTAACCTTGAAACATTCAGAAATGGGCAATTGCGCGCCGTTGCTGCTGGTGCTCGTCTCAGCTTCTCCAGTACAGCCAGAAATTACGATGGAACGTACAGCGCTCAGCGCCAGGAATTGGTTGAATCAACAGACGGTTATCTGATCCTCCAGGACTGGTTCATCGGAGCAATTACCCGGCCAATGTACCGAAACTGGTTAAAAATGGCGGTGGCTTCTGGCGAAATTCAGCTACCACGTGGGCTGGATATGGCGTCGCTTTACACCGCAGTTTATTCCGGTCCGGTCATGCCGTGGATCGACCCAGTTAAAGAGGCTAATGCCTGGAAAGCGCAAATCCGAGGTGGTGCTGCGACAGAATCTGACTGGGTGCGAGCTAGCGGACGCAATCCGGATGATGTGAAACGTCGTCGCAAGGCTGAAGTTGATGATAACCGCGAACTGGGACTGGTGTATGACACCGATCCTGCAAACGATAAAGGAGGCACCAGTGCCGAAGTCAAAGAACCGGACGCTTCGTCGTCCGAAAGCCAGCGCAAGAAGTAATTCGTGGTTTCGTATGCAGGCCAGCGCCGATAATCAGGCTGAAATCTACATTTACGATGAGATCGGCTACTGGGGCGTGACAGCCAGACAGTTTGTTAACGATCTGAAAGCGCTGGGCGATATCAGTCACATTAACCTTCACATTAATTCACCTGGTGGCGATGTCTTTGATGGCATCGCCATTTTTAATGCTCTTAAACATCATGGTGCGTCAATTACCGTTCATATCGATGGTCTGGCTGCGTCTATGGCGTCGGTTATTGCTATGGTGGGTAACCCGGTCATCATGCCGGAAAATACCATGATGATGATCCATTATCCATCACACTACCTCATGGGTACGCATGAAGAACCGGATTCATTCATTAACGCATTGTTAATTATGAAGAAGAAAGAAATGTTTTTTGCATTGCTTTTCTACTGTTTTTCGGCGTTGCAGCTAAGTGTGTATTGCAATGTGTATTGCAATGTGTATTGCAGAATGAGGTTTTATGGCTGGCGAGAACAAGTTAAGCGACAAGGCGCTAAAAGCCTTACATGGTAAACCGCAGCCGCGTCAAAAGATGTTGGCCGATGGTCGGGGACTGTCTGCCAGAGTGAGCAAGACTGGCACTGTAAGCTTTGTTTATTTCTTTAGACATTCTGGCCGACAAAGCGCTCCTGTCTGGATGACGTTAGGCAAGTATCCAGATATGACACTTAAACAGGCCAGGGAGAAAAGGGATGAGTGCCGGGCGTGGCTATCACAGGGACTGGATCCACGGATAGAGAACAAACTCACCAAAGAGCGTCTGTTCACTCCTGTGACGGTTAAGAACGCTGTCGATTACTGGTTTGATAATTATGCCAGGGAAAAACGCAAGGAGACGGTGCGTATCTATCGTCGTTATGAGAGATACATCTTCCCCTACATTGGGGATTTTCCTGTCGAGAAATGCAGCCTGTCAGACTGGATAAAATGCTTTGATCGCGTGAAGAAAATCGCGCCGGTTCAGTCTGCCGCGATGCTGATTGAGTTAAAGCAGATCTTTAAATACTGCCGGGTGCGTCAGTATGTGCGATGTAATGTGCTGGATGACTTGAGCCCCGGTGATATTGGCAAGTATCAAAACAAGAGAGAACGGTTGCTTGAAGAAAGCTATGTTGCCGATCTGTGGGGGGTTTACTTTCATGGTAAGGGCAAAACCCGAGTTATGAATTACAAGAAGCGGATGGCTATCTTGTGCCTTGTATTTGGATGCAGGCTCAGTGAGGCACGTCTATCCACATGGGACGAATGGGATTTCGAAAAATGGCTTTGGACGGTGCCAAAAGAGCACAGTAAAAACGGCGAAGAGATTCTCCGGCCGGTGCCTCAGAAAATGCGCCAGTGGATCGTAAACCTGCACGAAGAGACTAAAAGGCGTAGGTATATACTCGGGGAACTGAAATCTGATTCAACCGTCAGCGCGATGGGATGCACAAACTTTGTATCTCTGAAACATGAAAAACGGTGGTCATTACATGACCTGAGACGCACGTTCTCAACAAGCCTCAACGACATGGGAGTTGATTTTTATGTTGTTGAGCAGCTGTTGGGACACACCATAAAGGGGGTGGCCGGAATCTATAACCGCAGCAAGTACATACCCCAAAAACAAGAAGCGCTGGACCGATGGGTTGATTACCTTGACGGGCTGGTGGGTGAAGAAAACACAATTAAAGTGATCAAGAAAAGGAGTGCCTGATATGGCTATGTTATCCGTAGTGAAAAAAGAAGATCTCCAGTATATGCCGGAGCTTGACCGAATGATCCGCGAACCTGAGTGCCGCGCGATGACCACGCTGTCTAACTCAACGCGCTGGCGCATGGAACAGGAAGGAAAATTTCCGAAGCGCATCAAAATTGGGCCATCAGCAGTTGCTTATAGACTCTCAGAGGTGCAAGCTTGGGTAAAAGGAAGTTGGAATTAGTTTTGTTTATGTTCTAATTAAGAGAGAAGGTATCTTTATAGCAGATACCTTCGTCTATTTTAATTTTTTCTACCTGGTCCAAAAATTTTTCCGATTAAATTTGTTTCCTCAAACTCTGGAGGGTATTGTAAAATTAAGGACTCTTCCAAGGGGTGACCTGCCGTTGACGTTGTTGTATTGAGTTCAGCGGTCGGATTATCTTCCATAAACTTAATTAAATGTTGGAAGGTTGTATAGGATAGTACATCGGAAATGAACGTGACTGCCGAGTTTTCAACACTCATTTCAACGTCAAACTTTCCATTTTTTGGTCTGAATTCATGCGACATGCCAGTTATTTCAGATTCGACATATCGCTTTTTGTTTATGTAACTTCTATTCTTTTCTCCATTAAAGATGTTAACTATGCGGGAAATGTCTTTTTCCATTGATTTTATTACGCCAGGATCGATATTATCACTCACAATTTTAATTGTGATATTGGTTTCGAATTTTTCAATTAGTTTAGTACAGAGTGACAATGCTTTCATTAAAATGTTCTGAAGTAGTTGGGAGTGCATGGACTCTTTTTTTTGCTCTGGGCTTTTCCCAACAAAAGACGCATATGATTCGGTAAATATTGCAGAATAAAAAAACTTTAAATTTAACTCTTTGAATGACATTTTAACCAGATCAATAACTTTAGATTGCTGATCTTTATTTAACTCTGCCATGTGAAGTTTTTTTAATGGTTCTAGGTCAAGTTTACTTAACCCATTCTCCATTTTTTTTTCTAGGATTGGAAGGTCCCAGTCATTTAAAAGGAAACCAGCCATTACTCCTATTTTATGGAATGGTTTTGAGTTCGAGTATCCTTTATCACCTGACTCGTCTATGAAAAAATATATTATTGTATTTCTTAACTGATCAGTTGGTAGCATTATTGATAACTCCTTTTTATTCAATTCCACGTTGTTGTAGTTCTTTACGGATGATGCGTTTGATCCAAGCAGCCAGCGATTCATCTCCGTCCTGCTGTTGCGCTTGTTCCATAAGCTCTCGTAGTTCTGGGTCAAGCCTGAACTGGAATGGAGGATTGCCACGTCTTTCGTTTTTGTGTGTTGACACGTCAATTACACCCAATGTAATGTGTTTATGTGTAATGACACATTACACACACAAAGAGCAAATAGCAACGCCCCGAAGTGCGGGAACACTACCGAGGCGTCTAACCAAACCGTTAACTGGAGTAACGAATATGGCTGGGACACAGCATACCCAAACTCGCCCAGAATTTACATGGCTATTCCTTGCAACACCTAAGCATCATCCGGAGAGCACTCCCGTAGTTATGCGCATTGATGCAGATAGTGAAGCCGCTGCACGCGCTGCACTACCCGGTTGGATTTTAATTTTTGCAGCGAAAATCAGGACTGAAAGCCCTTATACGTTTACGTGGACGGATGCAAATCGAGCAAGTCTATGGTCAATTATGGGAGGAGAAATCAGCCTTCCTCTGGGGGGCTCGAAATGAATAAGTCACAACTGCGCTATGTAGCTGATCTAAAAAACCTTGAAGAGCATGAAGAGGAATTGCGTCTTGCATCGCTTAGCGCTGCCCAAGCAAAGATCGTGGCGACTATGCTGGTGTGTTATCCCAATGCAATGGAGGACGGCGAAATCACCGCGCTTGGACAGCTGTTTGAGTCTTTGGCCTCTAATCTGGATAGCTTCTTAAAAGCAGAGCGCGAGCGTTTTGAAAGTTGTTCGGAGGTTCAGTCATGATCAGCAACGTCAAATTCAATGAACTGGAAAAACGCTTTGATCTGCTGGTGGAGAAAGTCAACGTTCTTGAAGAAAAAGTAAGAGCGCTGACTGATAGTCAGGGCGGTGAAATCCCTCCCGGTATGACTCCTGTCGCTACGCTGGCGGCTGAGTATGGCATTTCTACCAAAAAAGCGGAGGAACTGGCGAAAAATACGGGCGTTATGTTGGTTAAGCTGAAATCAGGTGGCTTTATTGTGCCTGATGAGAAATTCAGGGAAGCGGCCCGACTGGTTCTACGTAGCGCAAAACGAAAATACGGTTCGGCCTACTGGTTTCATCCGCTGATAGGCAAATTCCAAATGAGCGGAGGGATCCCGAAATGACAGATGCAGTAATGACAGTTGAGACGGTATCCGACGCTTTGTTTACCTGTTCATACCTGTGGGCGCATGGCCGGAACTACAACCGTACGGATCTGGAAAAGGCAATCCACCAGCATAAAGACCCGACAACGCGCTATGGCAAGCTGGCGGTACGCTTAAAACAAATTGCTGAAATGCCATATGAGGCTCTATGTGATGCCGGCTATATCGATACCGATCGTAAACAGATGATAATCGCCCGTCGTTCTGTGCTGGTGGATGAAATCGGCGAAGAGGAAATGAATCTCTGGCTGGCCGACACCCAGCTCATACAGCGCGTATTCCCGGATGCCACCATTGATAAAAAACGCTCAAAGCTACCACTTACACGCGGTTCAGAGGGCTATAACATCCGTCAGGACTATGTGATTAAACATATACTCCCGGCACAGTCACTGTGCAGCATTTACGGCCCCAGCGGTTCGTATAAAAGCTTTTTGGCTGTTTCATGGGCCTGCCATATTGCAGCTGGCTCTTCATGGTCTGGTAAGAAGGTTGAACGTGGCGCTGTGCTTTACGTGGTTGGCGAGGGCGGTGTAGGCGTTCCACGTAGGATCAAAGCATGGGAACAGGTACATGGCCAGCAGGTTGATAACCTCTGGCTTGTTAACCGTCCGGTCTTCCCGGTGCGAGAATCTGAGGTGTCCGAAGTCATTCTGGCAGCCAGGCAGATTACAGCGGAGTGTGATATGCCTGTGCGGTTGGTGGTTATTGACACTCTGGCGCGTTGCTTTGGCGGTAATGACGAAAACGATGCTCGCGATATGGGGGCATTTATTGAAGGTTGTGACGTTATCAAGCAGAAAACAGGCGCCACGGTGCTGGTGGTTCACCACTCCGGCAAAGATGAGGCTAAGGGTGCGCGTGGTTCCAGTTCGTTCCGGGCTGCGCTTGACGCTGAGTTTAATGTGAAGCGAGAAGGAGAAGGGCAGGCCCTTATCCTGTCATGCACCAAGATGAAGGATGCCGAGGAACCAGAACGTAAAGCCTATGACCTTCGCACCACCGAACTGTTCACAGATGAAGACGGGGAAATGGTGTGTTCGCTGGTAGTTCGCGATGTGCCGCGTGAGGCTAAAGAGGTTGATCCTGAACTGGCTGGGGTGGAGAAACTCACCGATAACCATATGGCGCTGTGGCAGGCAATAAGAAGCCGAATAGCACGGGGCGAACCGTGTAACAGGGCGGTCATTCGTGATGATCTAAAAGCCACTGGCATTAACACCAAACATTTTACTCGCTGGCTTCAGAAACTGATTGATGATGGTCTGGTTATTCAGGACGCCGATTTGCTGACAGTTAAATCGCTGAGAGAAGTGGGTAACTAAGTGGGGCGCTGGTGGGGAAGGTGGGGAGCAACACCCCTAATTCCCCACTTTGCGCCCATATACACGGACCAAGTGGGGAAAATTGCTTAAACCCGCGTCATTACTGGCCTTAAGGCCATTTTTATAAAATGGTGGTGGGGAGGTAGTGGGGAGCCGTTTTAGTGGGGAGTAGGTGGGGAGCACTGTTGCTAGAAATTAAGTAACCTTAAAAAATTTACCAAAAAATTCCAGGCTTTCAGGATGTAAGTGTTGGGTAGGGAAGTTCGTTCGCATAGAACGACCAATTTTTATTGCATTTTTTTTAGTCTTTCCGAAAAAGAAATTTTTCCAGGTTAAAATACTACCATGATTGTATTTATTGTCTTGTAATCGTTTCTCTAAATATCCGCCGACAATTTTGTGTTTATGTGGCGGAATGTTCCTTGTGTGCCGAATTGTCCGTAATTCTACTTCAAGCATATCTATCACTTCACCTTTAGGTGTTTTTAATTGGTAGTCTAACAAGCGACAGTATCGCCGCAATTCCCATACGGCTCTATCTAAGGTGATGATTTCTAATCCCCTTGTGTACATGACTTTTTGGAAATATCTATTTGGGCCTTGGTCATTTAGGTATTTTATGAATTCGATACTTTTATCACTTAAATCTAGTTTCAGATACGGAATGGAATTAATAGCTTCTATCCCTTTAACAAGATTATGTCCAATTTTTAAGACTGGAACTCTGTTGAAAAGAAGAATGCATTTTATATATTTCTCAATTGCTTGTTGAGACATCCATAAAAATTGGAATGGAAGATTATTTTTAAAGCAGACACGTGCGGTTAGATAATCTTGATCGGCCATATCTCTGAAAGACCTTTTTGCGGCATTGTTCAGCAAAACCTTTTGATCATAAGTGAGTTCCATTTCTTCCCCTTCGTCTACGGTAACGATTACTTAGAAGATACAAAACCTGATAAAAACCATAAATCTATTTTTCTCATAGAAATCGTTTTACTTACCACTTTTAGTGATCAATGATTATGCATGTACCATCAAACACGATGAGGGTAAGAAGATGGCAGAACGGAACATTAAGCAGCACGATAAAGGCGGTACGGTTCATATCGATGCTGAAACCATGAAGAAAATCGAGGGCTACCAGGCGTTCATTCGCAAAAATCACCCTGAAATGCCTGTACCCACTAAAGGTCAGATTGTGCGCAGCAGCGTCAACTACTGGCATCACCAGACGCTGGGGGGTTGGGTATGAAATGCTGGTACACCATCAAAGCAGCCAGCGATGCCACCAGCGCCAATATCAGTATTTACGAGGAGATCGGCGGCTGGGGCATCACTGCTCAGCAGTTCTCTGAGGATCTGAAAGCCCTGGGCGATATTTCCCATATCAGCCTTCACATCCACTCACCCGGCGGTGACGTATTCGACGGCATCGCTATCTACAACCTCCTGAATAAACACCCGGCAAAAATCACGGTGTATATCGATGGGCTGGCAGCTTCTATGGCATCCGTTATTGCAATGGCGGGTGATCGTATCGTCATGCCGGAAAATGCCCTCATGATGATCCACAAGCCGTGGGGCATTTCCGGTGGAAATGCCAATGACATGCGTGACTATGCCGAGTTGCTGGACAAGGTGGAAAACGTCCTGATCCCCGCCTACGCACGTAAAACAGGTAAGTCTGCTGAGGTGCTGGCGTCTCTGCTGGAGGAGGAGACCTGGATGGATGGTAGAGAATGTGTGACGCAGGGATTTGCGGATGAGTTACTGCCGGCCGTCAGTGCGATGGCTCGCATCGAATCAAAACGAATTGAGGATTTTGAACATATGCCCGAAAACATCAAAGGGATGATCACCCAACCTAAAGGCTCTACTGGTTCAGTTGTGCCGGAACAGAACCGTATCAACGGTATTAAAGATTTGTTTGCCATGTTTGGCGGCAAGCATGATGCGCTGAAAATGCAGTGCCTGGAAGATGCCGACTGTACGCCGGATAAAGCAAAAGACCTGCTGCTGGCCGAAATAGGGCGAAATGCCACACCATCCAACAAAAACTCTTTTTCCCATGTTTATGTGGGCAACGGTAACATAGTGGGTGACGGTATTCGACAGGGGTTAAATGCCCGTCTGGGTCATGAACGCGCGGAGCGTGGAAACCCATATGCAATGATGAGCCTGTTTGAAATGGCTCAGGCATCGCTGGTGGAGCGTGGCATCAGCATCAGCGGATTTGGCAACCGCTCACAAATTGTGAATCTGGCCTTTACGCACAGTACCAGCGACTTTTCCCAAATCCTTGCAGGTGGGGCTGAAAAGTCCGTACTCACAGGCTGGCAGAACAGCGGTGAGACTTTCCAGCGGTGGACTAAAAAAGGTTCCCTGTCTAACTTCCATGAAGCAAAACGTGTGGGCCTGAATGGCTTTTCTGAGCTGAAAAAGGTTCCTGAGGGAGCTGAATACAAATATGTCACTACCAGTGACAGCGGCGTACCCATCGCTCTTGCGACGTATGGCAATATCTTTTCTATTACCCGCCAGGCCATTATCAATGATGACCTAAGTCAGCTGACAACTATCCCACAGGCTATGGGGCGTGCTGCTGCGCGTACTGTAGGAAATCTGGTCTATCTGAAACTGACGACGAACAGCAAGTTTACAGACGGTAAGCCGCTGTTCCATGCCGACCATAAAAACCTCATTGCTAAAGGGATGGATACCGAGGGGCTCAATGAAGCCCGTAAGTCTATGCGCTTGCAGCAGGATGCGAACGGCGACCCTATCAACGTTATTCCTGCCTACATTCTTGTGCCGGCGGCGCTGGAAGGGCTGGCAAACCGCGCTGTGCTGTCCACATCTTCTCTGTTCCCTGTTGATCAGGACGGCACGCTGAACCAGAACCCCGGCATCATCAACGTGGTGAAGGATATGGCGCAGGTGGTGGTTGAGCCGCGTCTGGACAAGGCCAACAACAAGGAATGGTATGTAACCGCAGCACAAGGCACAGATACCATTGAGGTGGCTTACCTGGACGGTATGGACGTTCCTTATCTGGAACAGCAGGAAGGCTTCACCGTTGATGGTATCGCCTGGAAGGTGCGCATCGATGCAGGTGTGGCCGCTCTGGATTACCGCGGGCTGGTTAAGTCGAGTGGGGCATAAGAGCCGGGGCGGCCACGGCTGCCCGTTTCTCGAGGGTCCTCCCGGCGGGGTGATCTTCCACGGGGCGGCGCACGCGCGGGAAACGGCTAGTTTTCGCATTTCATTGACATCATCATCATGTGCTAACTGTCTGATTTCTTATGTATGAAAAACATAGAAGGTAAAAAAGATGATGGATTGTATATTATTTGTTCATCATCTATGGGGGAAATTGTGAGACAAATATGGTTAACAATTACCGAACTGGCTGATGTTACAGGATTGCATCGGCAGACAGTATCAAAGCGACTGCGGGACATCCAACCTATACAAGGTAGTAATTGTAAGAGAAAAATATACGACTTAAAATTAGCCTTATCGACAATCTACGCAGCTGGTGGCCAGAACACAGAACAATCAGTTAGTGTCAAACTATTGAAGAAGTAATAACTCAAATAACTCATTTCAGGACTACGAACCGCATGGGTAGGAAATGTTGTAACCCCGGACTTGTACTGCATCCTCCTTAGTTATCAAAGAACGATATCAACAGCGAATAACGGTTTAATTTCTTCACTCAAAAAAAGCTCATGAGGCGGTGTGCTATTTTCCTCATGAGCATTAAAGAATATATTATTGTGCGTCTTTACTTTTTTCTTTATCTTTTTCAGGTAAAACTCTATCTAATATCTCTTTATTAATCTGTGTAGAAGCACTAATTAAACTATTAATGTCTTTAGTCTCTTCGCGATGAGATTTTTTGTCATTTGAACTCAGTGGAGAATTAAGAACGTTTTTTAGAATGTCGTCCATAAATTTAGAAACTTTTTCGGATTCGTTATTGCCAATCTCTTGCTTGAATGAGATTAAAGTTTCAGAAAGTAGTTTCTTATGTGCATAATCTTCACTGATATTATTTTGTTTTACGTATTGTACTGCACTAAATGCGAAAAAACCAATCATAATAGGAATCATTGATAATCTGGCTATAAAAAGCATCATTAAATGCGAACTTTGGGCAACATCTCCGGTGCCTGAGACTTTATTCATTTCATAAAGAATATATACTACAAATCCGATGCAGCCTAAGGCGGATACTATTGATGTCCAGGCCCAAAACTTTTTATTCGAATTAGCAAGCCCGTAGGCTGTTTTAAAATGTCTGGACAATCTGTATGTGCCTGCAAGATTCATAGCTGCTTTAGCTCTATCGATAAGCTCTTTTGAAGCTTGCTTTTGTGAAGTGATTTCCCCCTCTAACTTATTTATTTCACCTGTCTTTGAAATAAGATCCCCAATTTCCCCTTTAGCGCTTTCTATAATTTCAGATAGGTCCCCTTGAAGTTTTTTTTGATTTTTCGAAAAGATCGTCTAGGGTTATTTTTGCTGTTTTTAATGCATCGTGGATAGCTTCTATATTACTATATGCGTTATTGCTTTTAGTTAATATATGATGTATATCAGTTCCCTTTTTAACCATTACACTTTGCTCTTTTTTAAGGTCACTGACTAGTTGAATAATTGTTTCGTGTGCTTCCGTGCTGTTTGAAAATATGTCATGGGATCTCGAAAGGTTTATATCGATGTCGTTTTTTATCTTGTTTATTTTTGTTAATTCGTCTTTTACTTTATTTTCAAATGTCGCGGATACTCTTTCGTTTTGATCAGTTTCTTTAATTAATTGCGCGATTCGTACATATTTTATGAGATTTTCAGATAAGAGTTCTAGCTTTTCATGAGCTGTGTCGTCGAAAATTGATGATTGTATTATTGAGAGGTAATTACCAATTGTGATAATTATCTCGCTGATATCGTTTTTTTCTTCAGATGTATACTGTTCAGGATAATGAATAAAGCTATATTTATTAATTGTCGAAATCTGTGTTCTGAGTAATTCTAACTGGGCGGCGCGATTAGAGCTTTCAAGTTCTAAAAAAGGTTCGTTTTTAACTGCTCTCAATTGGCTTATTGCGTTACTAAGAATTGAAAAACTTGAAGATATTGCTGATTTGAATTCATTTTTATTCATAATATTCCTGCCTAAATTTTGTGTATTGCTATGTGTATTGCAGTTCATTGAAATTATGCTGATTTTGGTAAAAAAAATCATGTTAATCAACATGTTTTTGTCAAGCCATTGCATGATGATCCATAAGCCCTGGGGCTTTGCTGGTGGCGATGCCAACGATATGCGTGATTATGCAGAACTTCTGGATAAAGTTGAATCTGTTCTGATCCCTGCGTATGCAGAGAAAACCGGCAAGAGCACCGATGAAATAGCGGCAATGCTGGAAGATGAAACCTGGATGGACGGCAAAGAATGCGTCGCGATGGGTTTTGCCGACCAGACCACTCCCTCTCTTCAGGCGATGGCCTGTATCCAGTCTAAACGTATTGAGGACTTCGAAAAGATGCCAAAAAGTATTCGCAACATGGTAACGCCGCCGCGAGCCACCACTCAGCGCGATCCGCAGCAACCACAAGTGCAGCAGCCGGTGGTGAGCCAACCCGACGAAAACACCATCCGTGCTCAGGTTATCGCAGAGCAAAAAGAGCGCGTTAATGGTATTAACAACCTCTTTGCAATGTTTGGTGGTAAACACGCCGAACTGCAGGCGCAGTGTGTAGCAGATATGGATTGCTCTGTCGATCAGGCTAAAGACAAACTGCTGGCGCTGCTGGGTAAAGATGCTTCACCATCGGCGAAAACCACGCCAGCGCATATTCATGCAGGTAACGGTAATTTTGTCGCCGATGGTATTCGCCAGGCATTGATGGCGCGTGCCGGATTTGAAGATCAGGAACGTGACAATGTCTACAACGGCATGACCCTGCGTGAACATGCCCGCATGGCCCTGACTGAGCGGGGAATTGGCGTATCCAGCTATAACCCGATGCAGATGGTAGGGCTGGCGCTGACGCATAGCACCTCTGATTTTGGCAACATCCTTCTTGATGTCGCCAACAAATCGATTTTGCAGGGCTGGGACGAAGCTGCAGAAACGTTTGAACAGTGGACAAAGAAAGGCCAGTTGTCGGACTTTAAGACAGCGCATCGTGTGGGGATGGGCGGATTCCCGTCTCTGCGGCAGGTTCGCGAAGGCGCTGAATATAAGTATGTGACTACCGGCGATAAAGGTGAAACCATCGCGCTAGCCACCTACGGAGAAATTTTTTCCATCACTCGCCAGGCAATCATTAATGATGATCTGAACCAGCTCACAGATGTTCCGATGAAAATGGGCCGTGCCGCTAAGGCGACTATCGGTGACCTTGTTTACGCCATTCTGACCAAAAACCCAAAACTCTCAGATGGTAAGGCGTTATTCCACGCAGACCACAAGAACCTGTCCACCGGTGCTATTTCCGTCAGCAGCCTGGACGATGCCCGTAAACTGATGCGCCTGCAGAAAGAGGGAGAACGATCTCTGAACATCCGCCCGGCATTTATGCTGGTGCCGGTCGCGCTGGAGACACTGGCTAACCAGACGATTAAATCAGCGAGCGTAAAAGGGGCGGATATCAACGCTGGGATTATTAACCCGATCCAGAATTTTGCAGATGTGATTGCAGAGGCCCGCCTTGACGAAGCTGACGCAAAAGCCTGGTATCTGATGGCGGCAAAAGGGACGGACACCATCGAAGTGGCGTATCTGAATGGTGTTGATACTCCTTACATTGATCAGCAGGAAGGGTTTACCACTGACGGTATCGCTACAAAAGTTCGTATCGATGCCGGTGTGGCGCCGCTTGATTACCGCGGCCTGGTGAAATCCAGCGGCCAGTAATCATTACAGTTCTGAAAACGACGCCCGGAAGGGCTTTTTTTATACCTGAAATCAGCCCTGCGGGGCTGACAGGAGACGTTATGGCTAAAAATTATGTGCAAGACGGCAAAACCATCCCCGTGAAAAATTCTGGTACCGAGGAAATTCTCAGCGGTACACCCGTTTCTTTAGGCGGGATGATTGCGGTTGCAATTACCGATATTCAGCCGGGTGATGTAGGCGATGGATTCGCTGAAGGTGTCTTTCTTTTACCTAAGCTGCCAGCTGATGCCGTGACCGCCGGGGAAAAGGTATATCTCAAAGCTGGAAATGTTCAGCTGGATGACACCGATGCGGTGTTAGCCGGGACTGCCTGGGAGGATGCTGCTGCAGGCGTTACCGTCCTGGAAGTCAAAATCAATGGCTAATGCCTTTGACAATATGGTTGGCAGGATGGATGAACTGACGGCGAAAAGGCTGGGCAGAACGGTGACTATTAATGGCGATGAGCATATTGCTGTTGAAAGTCACCTGCTGCCTGAGCTGGGGCCGGTCGCGGGGGATGGGATTAACCTGGTTATTTTCAGCGCTGGCTATCAGCCGGCGCGGGGAGATGAGGTTATTTATAAAAGTCAGGTTTACACCGTTACCCGCTGGCTCCTCTTTAATGGTAAGCCGCAAATATGGATTGAGGAGGTCACAGGTGACGATTAAAGGGCTGGAAGAGCTCAGGCAGAACCTGAGCAATATCAGTAAAAATGCCATTCCTCGGGCGACATCCCAGTCCATTAACCGGGTGGTTGGGCGTGCAATCAGCCGCAGCTCTACGCGAGTGGCGAAAGAGACTAAGGTTAAGCGCAAACTGGTCATGCAGCGCGCCAAACTTAAACGGGCAAGCCCTAAAAAACCAATGGCTACCATCAGAGTAAATCGTGGGAATCTCCCGGCAATAAAGCTGGGTCATGTCCGTGTTCAGCTTTCGCGGCGTAAGCGTGATAGCGGCAGCTCTGGAAGCGTTCTGAAGATCGGGAATTTCAGCTTCCCTGGCGCTTTTGTGCAACAGCTTAATAATGGTCGCTGGCATGTTCTTCGACGAACCAGTAAATCTCGTTACCCGGTAGAAGTGGTGAAAATACCTCTGTCCACCCCCCTGACTACTGCATTCAAAGAAGAACTTCCCAAACTGATAGCATCTGATATGCAAAAAGAAATGATGGCTGCGATCAAAAATCAGATAAGGCTGGTGACAAAATGATTCATCCGCAAATACGAAAAGCTGTTCTGGACAAACTGAAGTCAATCAACTCCGGAAAAATATTCTGGTATGACGGTCGGCCAGCTTTCCTGGCTCCAGAAGAGTTACCCGCTGTCGCAGTATATCTTACCGATGCAAAGGCGACGGGCGGCAGTATTGATGAGGAAGAGTGGGAGGCTGTCCTTCACATTGAAGTATTCCTTAAAGCAACTGCTACCGATAGTGAGCTGGATAAATGGATGGAAACCCGCATATATCCGGCGATGGAAACCGTCCCTGACCTTACGAGTCTTGTCGAGACCATCAGCGTTGTCGGGTACGACTATCAACGAGACGATGAAGCCACTACATGGGGTTCCGCCGATCTCCAATATTCCCTGACTTATATTATGTGAGGACTATATGCCAACTCCAACACCTACCACGCCGACGAAAGGTGCCGGGACTACTTTTTGGATTTATACCGGAACTGGTGATCCCTACGATGATCCGTTAAGTGATGTCGGCTGGACACGAACGGCAAAGGTTAAGGAATTAACACCTGGGGAACTGACTGCAGAGTCATATGATGATTCCTATATTGATGATGATGCGCCTGACTGGGATTCAACAGCTCAGGGTGTTAAGTCAGCCGGTCAAACCAGCGTGACACTAGCATGGAAACCGGGTGAATCAGGCCAGAAGGATCTTATTGACTGGTTTATGAGTGGTGACGAGAAATCCTACAAAATTAAATATCCAAATGGTGCCGTCGATGTATTCACCGGCTGGGTAAATAGTCTGGGAAAAACTATTTCACGAAACGAAGTGATTACCCGTAGTGCACAAATTACCAATAAAGGCAAACCGTCTCTGGCTGAAGATAACGCCTCCACTACCGTGTAAATTATTTTCACCGTCGGCGCTTCGGCGCCGCTCAGGAGTATTTCTATGAGCAAACTTAAAAAGGATGTTCTCACTGCTGGTGAGGACATGGTAACACTTTACGAATTATCAGCGCTAAATCGCATTGAATATCTGGAATATGTCTTTGATGCGAAAAATACTCTCCCTGCTGAGGGAGCATCGCAAGATGAAACAGTTAAAGCGGTTACTTTGTTGGCCATTCGTGATTATGCCATGCTTGTGGCGCTTTCGCTGTCCCAGGCTTCTGATGAAAATCGCGATATCCCGGAGCTGATGAACGAAGTTCTGAGTGATTATGGTACCGATGCTCTGACACGTGCGGCGACGATGGTACGGGAATTGTCAGGAATGGCTGTAACGGAACGTAGCGATCCAGAAGAAGATATGGAGCCGCTTTCTCTGGAAAAGTCCTGACCAGTGCACGACGATTTGCCATGAAACTGGCCAGGGAATTTGGTCGCCCTGACTGGCGTGCCATGCTTGCAGAAATGTCCTCGCGTGAATGGCTGGAATGGGGGGAGTTTTATCAGGAACACCATTTTATGGATGAACTGATTGACAGCCATTTTGCCAGCCTGAGTCACCTCGCCGTTTGCCTGTTCACCGATCCCAGTAAACATAACCTTTCCGTCGCCGACTTCAGCCTGTTGGGAATGTTGGCAGACGTCAGCGATGAATTATCTGATGAACAGTTAATGTCAATAGCTGAAAGCATACCCGGAGGAGTCCGCTATGTCCCAGCCAGTGGGTGATCTGGTCGTAAAAATTGATGGCGACAGCGCAAAATTTGATGAAGAAGTCACACGCCTGAACCGTCAGCTGGCTGGCGTTGGCAAAAATGCAAATACCAGCAGTGAACAGGTAACAAAAGCATTTGCGCGTGAAGAACTGGCAGCGAAGCGTGCTGGCATATCTGTGGGGCAATATCGTGCAGCAATGAGAACACTGCCTGCGCAGTTTACGGATATTGCCACACAGTTGGCTGGTGGTCAGAGCCCATGGCTGATTCTGCTACAGCAGGGAGGGCAAATTAAGGATTCCTTTGGCGGGCTGAGACCCACATTCAGCGCTCTCATGGGGTCTCTTAATCCGGTAACACTTGGCATTACCGCGCTTGGAGCGACAGTTGGTGCACTGGGATATGCATTTTATACCGGACAGTCAACGCTTTCTGATTACACAAAAACACTGGAGTTAACGGGGAATAAGGCAGGACAGACAGCGAATAATCTGCTGTTTGTTACGGAGCAACTGGAAGACTCTGGTAGTTCATTTACCAAAGCAAAGGCTGCCGTCATCGCTCTGGCCAGTGCCGGGGCAGACCTGGGGGGAAATTACCAGGCCATTGCCTCTGATATTGCGCGGCTTTCTGATGTGGCAGGGGTAGAAGTCAACAAACTGGCTGAAATTTTCGGGAAAATAACATCTGATCCCGAAGCCGGGCTTAAGGCCATGTCAGAACAGTACGGGCATGTGACTGCCGCCCAGCTTGATTATGTCCATTCCCTGCAGGAAGCCGGAAAATATACTGAGGCCCTGAATTATGCCAATACGTTGGCAGCGAGCGGCTTTAAGGATATGGCCGATAATATCCAGCAGAATATGGGCTTTCTGGAACGGGCTGCAAATGCCGTAGGCGATGCATTTTCGTGGATGTGGAATAAGCTTCTTGATCTTGGGAAACAGGATTCTCTTCAGAAGCAACTTGCAGATGCAACTGACCAGTTATATGAACTGGACAAAGCTCTGCGCGGCAATGTACAGGGCCAGCAGCGTATAGGCTTGGAGAGAGCTGCAGACCAGGCCCGTAAAGCGGTTAATTCTATCACCGATCAACTTCATGCCGAACAACGGAAATCAGAGGAGAAAGAGCGTCAGGCTGCCCTGGAACGCAGCTCCCTGGCTAATCAAAAACATTTTCAAAGTATTGCTGATGCAGGGCTGACGAAAGAACAGCAGCGCGCACAGGAATACCAGCGACTTAATCGCTACATTGAAGAGCGTAAAAAGCTAAATCAGGCGCTGAGTGCTGAAGAGATTGCTCAGTATAAAAAAGGAATTGAAGAAAAATATAAAGACCCGAAAAAGCCAAAACAGAAAGGCGTAACTGTATCCGCAGGCGACAGAACTTCCGACCAGACCAGCGCCGAAACCCTGCAATTGATGACCCAGTTGAAAGTACTTCAGCAGCATAAAGGTCTAAACGATACTATCAGCGAGGAGCGGAAAAAACTATGGTCTTTGCAGGCAAAATTCACCGTTATTGAAGAGGCGGCACAAACCCGCGCTCTCAGCAAAGAGGAGCAGTCTTTACTTGCCAGCAAAGATAAGGTTCTGGCTCAGGCGGAGGTTAATGCAAAGCTGGGGGACCAGATTTCCGCTCAGGAGCGCCTGAATAAACTGCAGGATAACTCGCTGAAGTATGTTACTCAGATGCGGGAAAAAACAGCAGCTATCACCGAGAGCGCAGGCTTAAGCGACAGGGACAGTCAACGGAATATTGAGCGTGCACAGTTGCGGCAGGGCTGGCAGAACCAGGGTGGAAACCTGGAAGATGAAGGCTACAAGAAAGAGCTGTCTGCTCTTGAGGGCTATTATGCCGCTCAGGATGAAATGCGGAGTAACTGGCTGGCTGGTGTAGAGTCTTCCTGGCAAAATTATGCCGATATGGCCACTAATTATAACCAGATTGCAGCGGAGGCGACCAATACTGCGCTGAGCGGAGTTACGAGCACTCTTCAGCAGGGTTTATATGACCTTGCTACTCAGTCTGAAGATGCCGGTGATGCCCTGAGTAATATGATCGAAGGTTTCGGAAAAACTGTTATCCAGACGTTGACTCAGCTTGCTGCTCAATGGTTGGTATATCAGGGCATTCAGCTGCTAGTAGGAAAGACCACTCAGGCAACGGCCGTTTCTCCGATGATAGCTAATGCTCAGGCAACAGCGCTGCAAGCTCAACTTGCGGCATATGCCTCCACCGCAGCAATCCCAATCGTTGGACCTGGCCTTGCGCCCGCTGCACTGGCCGCAGCCGCTGGCGTCACAACACCTCTTGTCGCAGCTATATCCGCATCAGCATTAGCAGGTATGGCCCATGATGGTATTGATAAAATCCCTGAGACGGGAACTTGGCTATTGAAAAAAGGAGAAAGGGTAACTACCGCTGGAACTTCTGCCAAACTGGATGCGACGTTAGACCAAGTTCGGCAGCAAAGGACTACTGGCGGCCGTCCAATTGTAGCTGAATTTCATAATACCTTTTCTGGTAAGCCAGATGATGCAATGCTTGCCTCATTTGATAAGCGGCAGAGAGAGTCTGAAAAGCGTCTTGTGAAATATCTGACCTCTCAGGTTATGGAGCCGACAGAAGAATATGGGCGCGCGATAAGGTCAGTATATCCGGGACGGAGAATGAAATAATGGCAGATATTTATTACCCACATGATTATCTTCCTGTTCCCCTTTATGATGGTTATGGGTTTAAACCTGTATCACCGTTATTAAGAACTGAAATGATAACGGGGAGAGCACGACAACGACGTAGGTATTTGTCAACACCAACACAAAGTAGCGTTAAGTGGCTATTTAAAAGTGATGGTCAGGCTCAGCTATTTGAAGCTTGGTTCCGCGAAACTATCACCGACGGTACTTCCTGGTTTTATATGGTACTCAAAACTCCAATGGGTATTGAGCCTTATAAGTGCCGTTTCGTCGATATTTATGAAGGTCCGACCCCGGTAAAACCGGGAAAGTGGATGTTTACTGCAACTTTGGAATTATGGGAAAGGCCCGTGTTACCACCTGGCTGGGCCGAGTTCCCTGACTTCATTGTGAACAGCGATATTCTTGATCTTGCAGTTAACAGGGAGTGGCCAAAGGCTTGATTAAAACCGTTTCACCTTCATAATAACCTGTGTCGATTTGTGGGAAAGTCCTTCATGCCGCTCCGTAGCCGGAGCGTGAAATAAAGTGAGGAATAGCGATCCTGCCGGTGAGGGTACACCCACATTCGACACCAATTTTTAAGGCCACCTTCGGGTGGCCTTTTTTATTGGGTAAAAATCATGACAAGGCTTAACAGGCTCTATGCCAGCAGCGGGCCGGAGGTGATCATTGAAACGCTGCAGATCACCGTTGGCTCAGATGTTCACTACCTGTGCCAGGGGTATGAGGATATTACGGCGACGACTGAGAGCGGCAATACCGTAACGTTTACCGCCTGCGCGATTGACATTGCGCTGCCGGCGCGCAACGCGGACGGTACGCAAGATTTGAAATTCGCCCTGTGTAATGTTGATGGTGTTGTGTCCACGACGATCCGCAATGCCCTGGCTAACAGGTTGCCTGCATCGCTGACATACCGCAGTTTTATCTCCACGGATTTAGCCGCGCCTGCGGCAGTGCCGTATACGCTGAAAATCAAGTCGGGTTACTGGACGGCAACAGAGGTTCAGATCACTGCGGGCTATATGAATGTCCTCGATATGGCCTGGCCGCGTTACCGCTACACGCTCCCTGTCTTCCCCGGACTGCGTTATATCAGCTAAGGAATCCATCATGTTTAACCCTGATAAATACCTTTCAGTCACCTGGCTGAAGGGCGGGCGCTCATGGCCGGATCTGGACTGCTTTGGCATTGTGAACGAGATACGCCGGGATTTGGGCTTGCCTATCTGGCCTGATTTTGCCGGGGTCACGAAAGACGACGGCGGCCTCGACCGGGAGGCGCGTCAAATGATGCTTACCCTGGAGCGCTGCGACCCCTGCGAAGGGGCTGGCGTGGCTTGCTATTCCGGCTCAGCCGTCACCCATGTGGGGATTGTCGTCAGTATTGATGGCCTGCTGCATGTGGCGGAATGCAATCCAGGCTCTAACGTAACGTTTCTTCCGTTAGCGCGGTTTAAGCGGCGATTTGTCAAAGTGGAGTTCTGGCAATGACCATTCGTTTTTATCCGTCCCGGCTTCCCGGTGAACCTCTCGAAACGCATGAGCATGGCGTAACCAGCCTTCGAAACTGGCTGGCGGTGAATGTTGAAGGTTACGAGGATCGGGATGTGCCGCCGCTGACCATTGAGGTTGACGGTCTGTCCATTCCGCCAGGCGAGTGGGCTTCTTGCGTGATCCACCCTGAAAGTGATGTCCGGCTTTATCCAGTCCCCTTCGGGCTGGAGGCAGCCACCATCGCGTGGATAGGTGTCGGTATCTCCGTTGCCGCAGCAGCCTATTCACTGTTTATGATGAGCAATATCGATACGGGAGGCTATACATCATCCACAGGGCGCAGTCTCGATCTGAACCCGGCGCGGGCCAACACCGCAAAACTCGGTGATGCCATTCGTGAGGTATTTGGCCGGGTGCGTATCTACCCTGATTATGTGGTCCAGCCTGTGACCCGGTTCGACGCTGCTGATCCTACGAAAATGCGCGTCCAGATGCTGCTGTGTCTCGGTGTCGGTGATCTGATTTATACCAATGGCGATATCAGGGTTGGCAGTACGCCAGCTTCAACGCTACCGGGATTCAGCAGCACCCATTACCCGCCAGGCGCGGACGTTTCCGGTGATGAGCGCAGCGAAAACTGGTTCAACTCGACAGAGGTCGGTGGAACATCAAGCGGAACAGGGCTGGACATGGCCCAGACCTCGCCTGATTCCGACGATATTATCGCTGACAGTATGACGGTTTCTGGTGCATCTGTAACCTTTACAGGTCTTGATACGGATGATGCTGACGATGACGACGAGGACGATAATTCTCTCCCGGACAGCTGGGTTACCGGGGCCATAGTCGAAATTAAGGCACCGACAAATTATCTGATATCCACCTCTTCTGGTTACAGTGTCTTTGCCAGCTCGTTGCTTACCGAACTTGCTCCCGTAGCGGGTATGCCGGTGACGCTGAGTTTCAACAGTGTCGATTATGACCTCGTCATTGCGTCCTATACCCCGGGTCAGGACGCTGTGCCCGGCGAGGGTGGCAGTGCAGCAAAAATTCAGGCCAGTGCAGCTCCCGTCACCTACGATTTTTCGACCAGCTCCAGTACGTTCATGATCACATGGCAGGGCACCACCTATACGGTATCGCTGGTAGCGAACTACATCTCAATGTCGGGACTGCTGGCGGCCATTACCGAGGGGCTCACTGGCTCCGGCCTGGTCGCACGGGACAACGGCGGTACCGTACTGATAACCGAGGCGGCCAGTCCTTTCGTTGGTGGGGCAATCACATCCTCCTCGCTTCCTGCAGCCGTTTTCGGTGATGCCCCGGTTTACACCTCCGGCACGGCATCAACCGGCGGCAGCCCGGCGGTAACGGCAAACGTGACGCTCGCCTATACCAGCGCTACGGGAACCGCATTCTCGGGCATGCCTGAAGGTGTGCAACGGCTTTCACTTGCTCATCGCGGGAATGAGTACCAGATCATCTCTGCCGACGGCACAACGGCAACAGTGGCGCGCCTGGTTAATGGGTCCGTTGATGAGTCGTGGCCGGGATTCACCGCCAGGACGATGATCGACTATGAGGCCACTGGTCTTAACGACACGCTGAGCTGGCTGGGGCCGTTCCTGGTTTGCCCTGAAAATGAGACCGTCGATATGTTCGAGGTGAATTTCTCTTTCCCGAACGGTATTTGCGGCTTTGACAGTAAGGGCAAAAAACGGATTCGCCACGTTGAGTGGGAGATTCAGTATCGCGTCTACGGTTCCGGATCGGGGTGGGTGAGTCACCAGGGCGAGTACGCGCTGAAAAACATCAACGGGTTAGGTTTCACTGAGCGGATCACCCTCAGTTCTCCGGGGCTGGTCGAAGTTCGCTGCCGTCGGCGCAATGAGCAGGGCTCAAACAACGCGCGAGACAGTATGTACTGGCAGGCACTGCGCGGGCGACTGCTGACGCGCCCTTCATCCTATCCCGGCGTGTCGCTGATGGCGGTGACCGTTGAGACGGGCGGGAAGCTGGCGGCGCAGTCGGACCGCCGCGTAAACGTTGTGGCAACGCGGTCCTATGACTCAGGAACGGCCAGAACCATTTCGGGGGCGCTGCTGCATGTCGGGAGCTCGCTGGGGCTGGAGATGGACGTCGATACCATCAACGCGCTGGAGTCCGCGTACTGGACGCCGCGGGGCGAAAATTTCGATTTCGCCACCGGCGACAGTATCTCGGCGCTGGAAATGCTGCAGATGATAGCCAGTGCCGGGAAATCCCGCTTCCTGTTAAGCGATGGCCTTGCGACGGTCAACCGCGAGGGGATTAAGCCCTGGACGGGGATCATAACGCCGCATGAGATGGTGGAGGAGCTGCAGAGCGGATTTACCGTGCCGTCCGACGATGATTTTGATGGTGTCGACGTGACGTACATCAACGGCGTCACCTGGGCAGAGGAGACTGTTAAATGTCGGACACCCGATAATCCCACGCCGGTGAAAATCGAGAACTACAAACTCGATGGGGTGCTCAATCAGGATCACGCCTACCAGATCGGCATGCGTCGCCTGATGAAGTATCTTCAGCAGCGGGTCACATACCAGACCACCACCGAGCTGGATGCGCTCTGCTACAACACAGGCGATCGCATCGTGCTCACGGATGATATTCCGGGGAACAACACGATTTCCTGTCTGGTGGAGGCGATGACAACGGCTGGTGGCGTGACGACCTTCACCGTTACGGAGCCGCTGGACTGGTCTTTCGAAAACCCCCGTGCGCTGATCCGCTATCAGGATGGCTCTGCATCCGGTCTGATGGTGGCGAGCAGAGTGGGGGATTATCAGTTGTCCGTTCCCCATATAAGTGATTTTGATGACACATTGAAGATTGACCAGACTTCACCAACCATTGAGCCAGTCCGCCTGGTGTTCTGCGGCTCAACGCGTCATGTCTATGACGCCATTGTTGAGGAGATTGCCCCACAATCAGACGGGACGTGTCAGGTTACCGCCAAAGAGTACCGCGCATCCTTCTACGACTACGACAACGCCAGTTATCCCGGCGACATTGCATAAAACAGAAATAACTCTCAACAACCCGCTTCGGCGGGTTTTTTGTTATAGGGCGACTATGAGCACATATAAAACGAAAAATCCTTTAGGTTCCGCCGCCGTAAAGGACCTGTACGATAACGCTGAAAACGTTGATAAATTCGTTAACGACAGGACAAAAGAGGAGTTAGAGGACCGGTTAGGTGTGCTTCGCAAAACCTGGCACGGCATGGAGATGATCTTCAGCCGCTTTATCGACTACATCACTGGTCGCGGCGAGCAGGCAGTTGCAGCTATCGGCTGGCAGGAGCTTGGCAACTGGGCTGTTGGTCTGGCTGTAGATAATCGCCAGCAAATCGTCTACTACAATGGCTCCTGGTACAAATACCTTGGTGAGCTTGAGCACGTCATTGCCGGAGATTCTCCTGAGAACGATGGCGGTGTATGGTCGGCTGCAAACCCCACAGGGAAATGGTCAAACATCGGTGACGCGGCTCTTCGCTCAAACCTGGGTTCAAGCGAACCTGGGTTTGGAGCGGATATGTCTATGACGACAATTGGTAAAACAGTCGGAGATATCGTCAGGTCGCCATACATTATTACCGGGCATGCCAGCATTAAGGCTCCTTACTTCAATGCTCCACGCGATGGTGCTGAAGACCCGGAGGCCGCTGCAGCAAACGTTGCTGCAATTAACAGGATGTTGAATTCTGGTGCCAAAACCGTCGAGCTGGATGATAAAGCCAGGCAGGTTAATTCGCCGCTAATTTATCAGGGAAGCGTCGGTATTTATGGCTCAGGCAGGGAGACCACTTCCCTGATTTGGATGGGGGGTGATCTGCCTGCCCTCGCCCGTCCGGATTATACGAACAAAGAGGCTAAAGGGTTTCCCAATGTCAGGGTCAGACACCTGAAAATAGTGGATCAGGCGCCTGTGAGAAATAGTTATTACACAATTGACCTGTTCAACGGCAACAGTAGTGGACTTGACGACTGCTGGATCGATTGTCCCGGTCGTTACGACGCGGATAACAATCAAATTATCACCTCTGACCGCTATGGTGTTGCTCTGGGAATTGCAAGAAACAGCACGCTTAAAGGAGATAATGGCTTTGTTTTTCATATGCGTGATTCACGGATCACAAACGGCACGTTAATGGCGAATGGTACTGACGGATATATCCGGGGCTGTGAGCTGTGGGGGTCATTCCGGGAACGGGCTGTGGAGATTAGCGGCGGATGCACTATTGATGGCGGGACACAAATCGTGCCGGGGCATGAGGCAGGGATATTTTTATTTAATGATAAAGGCTATGACATCGATACGCTAAAAATCATAGGCGTGTACTTTGACGGCTCCACTAATGTGGATTTATTCACCGGATGGGGGATTCTGTCAGCCGCAGGAATTGGTCTGGTCAATGCAAAAATAGTCGGCTGCGATTTCTGGCACATGAATAAAGGCGGTATTTATACGGCTAAATTATATTCCTCCACCATCGAATCAAACAACTTTACGGACTGTGATTCTGACGATACCGGGGAGGATGATATTTACTGTGATGATGTCTATGGCTCTTCAATAGTTAATGTCCACGCCCGCGGTCTTGCTCCAAAACACAACAATGCAACCAGGGTGAATCTCGGCAGGAACTATTCCATTACGGCGAAAGCAGGGTATCCACTGAGCGTGCTGGGTGGGCAGGTGAGCTTCAACACAACCTATGCCCGCAGCCGTGTGACAAACCCGACCTATGCACGACAGGCCGGCGGAGCATTCGCCTCATCCTTTCCGTATGGTGCACTTCCTGATGCAGCTGCACGCTACGGTGAGTTTATTGTGGTAAACGGGAAACCGTATGCATCGGATGGTGCATCGTGGCGTGATATGTCGGGCGATACACTCGCTATGGAAACGGCGACTGACCTGCATGCACTGACAGTCAGCCAGCGATACTACACATCCGATATTACGATGCATAGCAATATACCCGCAGGCCTGACTGGTGCGGCGCAGATTGAGGTCGGATACATATCTGCAGGGTACAGGGTCATTACGGTAATTTCGCTGAAAGCCTCAGGCGGTATTTATAAACAGCTCTTAACCGGGGGAACAACACCAACATGGGGCTTATGGTTAAAAATTGCATAAAGGGAGAGTGATTTATGAGTTTTACCGTCTCTAAAAAAATCCGTAAATGCGGCTACTACCCTGATTTAGGTATTCAGGAGCCAGCAGAGGACATTACTGTCGATGTGACGTACGAAGTGACCGGGATAAAAAGTGTTTACGGGCAACTGGGTATTGCCACCTACAGTATGTCCACTCCAGGGTGTTCCGTAGCGGGCGAAAGGGATTTTGAATTTGGGTGGGCTGGTAACGGAAACCCTCTTGAGGCCGCAGAGGCAGCCTTGAAAAACGATTTATTGTAATTAATTATCCCGCCAGTAATGGCGGGATATTCATTTAACTTCCATTACCGAGTCATAAAATCCAGCAACTCCCACCTCATTGCCATCCCGCACCCCTTTCAGTGTGTAATTTTCACCATCATCTGTTTTGGTCAGGACGGGCGCAGACGCCACGGTTATTTCCACTCCCGGAACGGGGACGATAATATCCCCGACCTCCAGTTCAATAAATTTTTTAGTTGTCATATCAACCTCAATGCGCCGGGCGCAGACGTTCAAACGAAATATTTACGCGACGCGTTCCAGCCGGTGGCGCACTGCCAAACGTGATGCCGAAATACGATGTTCCCTTTACGTTGTCCAGATATCTGACAGTCGTTAGCCAGTCAGGTACGACAGAGACAATACGGTAATTTGCATCAGTAACCTCCTGCGGAAGAGACAGGGTAAACTCGACGGTAGAGCCATCGCCAGCCAGGTTGTATGCCTGAGTTCTTGACGTGATATAGCCAATATTATTCCCGATTATTGGGTCGCCTAATGTTGCTGACCCGTAATAAATTTTCCCGTCCCCGGCATTATCCAGAAATGTATTGTTCATAAACTGCAGAGACCCGATAACACCCGCATTACCCAGCGCCAGGTCATACCCTGCATTATTCAGGAACGTCATACCCTGAATATCCGGGTTAGTACAGGCAGGGAGACCGGCCAGGTCAGACTGAATATGAATGCCATGCCCGGTGCTCTGTTTCGTCTGCCCGTCATGGTTATCGAGATATGCGCGTTTAACCGAGTTAATTATCTGACCACCACGGATTTTAAAAACGGTAAATCCCGAGCAGTACACGCCGCTGCCGCAACCGTCACCGGTCAAATTATCCAGTAACACATTGGTCGCTGCCCCCATAGAGCCAACCGCTGAACGCCTGCAATTGATGGATACCTGGTTGATAATTTTGCACAGGTTGAGGTTATTTTCACCGACATAAGCGCCATCGAGGCAGTTAACCGATGTTCCGTTTTTAAACTGGGTGTCATAACATCCGTTCATATCTGCGCCATTATCGCCACAGTCCTCGCAGTAATAGTCCTCCACAACATGGTGAGCACATTTGCTGTTCGCGATACCAATATATCCGGCGCGGTATACCCGATCTCCGACAGATTTTCCCCTCACCGTTTGCCCGAGAGTATCGGCGCGGAATTTGATTCCGTTAGCGCCCACATCAGTGACCAGGTTGCGTTCTGAGTATGGTTCAATGCAATTTGTAAAATAAATACCACAGGCAGTTTCAACATAGCCGCCTGTAATGTCGTGAACCGTGGACCGAATGCATGCTGGTCTGGTGCAGTTCGAAAAATACGCCCCGAATCCTTTAAAATGCCCGACGTCCACGCCCTCCAGCCTGGGACTGGTTACACCTTCAGCCCAGAAGCCATAATTTATCCCTCCCTGAATCGCCTCCTGGCCGATAAGCAGTCCGGTACCATCAGACTTAATCAGAATATTATCGCCACCGGCAATCAGCATTTTCAGACCAGAACCAGGAAGCTGAGAAATGGCTTTTCCAGGCATAATCTCCATTGTTAAATCACCTGGTAGGGTAACGGATGAAATCAGACAATCCACATCAACCAGGAATAGTTTTTTGGATAATGCAGCGTGATTTGCAGCAGCACTGAATGCTGTTGTTACGTCAGTACCTGCGGTTATTTTGTAGTTAGACAGCCTTACAGGGGAATTACGGATGTATTCCCCTACGGAAATACCGTATTTCGTGAAGACCAAATCATCGCCCATACCGGGTTCGCTTGAACCCAGGTTTACGCGAACAATATCGGCAATTTACAATCTGCCTTTTCAAAGGGTTGCATAATGCTGATTGGCTACGCGAGGGTGTCTACCGGCGATCAAAACCTCGATTTGCAGAAAAACGCGCTGGTTCGCGCAGAATGTGAGCAGATTTTCGAAGACACAGCGAGCGGGAAAAATGCCAGACGCCCAGGGCTGAGGCGTGCTATTCGTCGTTTAAAACCAGGTGATTCTCTCGTGGTCTGGAAGCTGGATCGCCTTGGGCGTAGTGTTCGTGACCTCATAACTCTGGTCTCAGAGTTGCAGGATAGAGGTATTCACTTTCGTAGTCTGACCGACAGCATCGATACCAGTACGCCAGCAGGCCGGTTTTTCTTCCACGTCATGAGCGCCCTGGCAGAGATGGAGCGCGAGCTGATCGTCGAGCGTACCCGAGCCGGGTTAGCAGTTGCGAGGGAACAGGGGAGAGTTGGCGGTCGCCGCCGGGTAATGACTGAAGAAGTGGTGGAGCGGTGCCGCAGAATGCTGGAGAACGGCGCTACCCGGCAACAGATCGCAGATGTGACAGGCGTGGACGTGAAAACAATCTACAAGTACCTCCCGGCGACTTGA